TCTACAGAGAAAACTCCGAATAACATATCGATAATGTCGGTCATTAACTCCTTAGAGTTAAACAACTCAAATGATGAGTAATAGTTAGAAATGAAATCCGATAAAGATATGTCCTTAAAGGTTAATTTGTACTCCTCGGTTGATTGGATAAATTCGATATCGAACAATTCCAATCCGTTGTGTGATGAATATGTTGGTGCCGTAGTATTAACCGTAACATTATGCAAAAATTTGTTCGTGGATTGTGGGTATGTTAGGTCAGATATTGATTTTTTTTCGTACATGGCCCTACCCGCTACGGTATCAGGAGACACTTTAAGTAAATCGAAAAGGTCAATTGATTCTGCGTCGAATACGACTTCAACACCATTTAAAGATAAGTCGGACTCACAATTTAACGACCTAAGTAACTCTTCAATTACTATCTTGGTAATCTTAGGTGCGTCATTGGTAATTTTCTTGATAATCTTCTTGACGAACCCTTTAGTTGCGTCGGGACCACCGCCACTAGATTGTATTAGTGTGTCGAGTAATTGACTAATGAAGTCAGTATTGAATGATTTTCCACTACCATCCCCTAATAGTTTTTTCTTAAGTTCGGACTGGTTTAGGTAAGGACTATTAACCGTCGACTTTGCGAACGATTTAACGTCTTTAAAGGATTTAGTTCCTAACTTAATAGTATCTAACTTTCCCGATAGTTCCTTAGTCTTTGACTTAATGTTCCCCATTACATTTGGTATTTAGTGTCTGATGAGTCATCTTTCCCCGTATCTTTCATCATTTCCTTTAAAAGTTCTTTATCTTCGTCCGTTAGTGTCCCATCTATGTCTCCACCAGACGCTTCACTCGCCTTTTGGATGATTGTTTGTTGTAACTTAGCTAATGATAGTTTTTTCTCTAAAACACTATCGATTATTTTTTGTTGTTCCTTAATAATAGGGCCTAAAAGAGTTAAATCCTCAGGTTCCTTCATAAAGGATAACATTTTATTTTGAATCCTGATTGCGGTATTCCTCTGCTCAACAGATTCATTATAAATCTCCTGAAGTAATGCCATCAAACTCTTTTGACTAAAATTGATTTCCTTTTTAACTGTTCTTGCCATAACTAATAAATAGGTTAATCTTTAATTACTTGTAACATCATCTGTCCATAAATCTTTTTGTACTTCTTCATTGAGGTACGAATTTCTTTAGTTGTCATAGACGTCATATCCCTTAAAGATAATAATATTAGATTTTTATTGAACTTATTTCCATCTCCTCCGTGAAAAATCTGCTCGTAGTTGGTAAACACCTCAATCAGGGCATACCCCAATTTCTCTTCATTCTTATTTAGGTTGGTTAATTCAATGAACTCTTCCAATTCCTTTACTAAACGATTAACCACATCTTCATAATCTAATGAGTCGTTATGCATATGATATGCCATATCGGGTCTCATTTCAACGGATGATGAGATATCCTCATACGAAATCTTACGATTCTTTTCCTTATTGTCTTTGAGTATTGAACCCATTAAATAGTTTTTACAAATCGTTCCGAAGTATGAATATGCCTTAGTACCCTTAGAAGGGTCGAACTTATCTACTTTCGTAATTAAGAAGGATGCAACATCACTATGTAATGCATCGAAATGGTAATCTTCACGATATAACTTATAACGTCTAATTATACTATCCACCATCTTACTTAACGGTTCTCTTAGTTTTTCTCGGTAAATGACATTTCTTAATTCCGGGTCATCCGTACTAAGATACTCAACAACCGCCAATTCTTCTGGCGGTCCAAAGTAGTTTTTATTTTTTCTAGGTCTTGGCATTATGTTTTTGGGTTATACTTCGTAGCTTATTTCTCTATTTTCAGAGAAGAAGTATTCTTTCTTTGCTGTTTCCAACCAAAAAGATGCTTCATCGGTAGACAATTTGTCTTCACCGTTCTTATATAACCAGAAAAGACTTCCTTTTCTGAAATTTGTGTGTCTATAAGTTAATTTAGGTATGATGAATACCGTTTTAGATAAATGTGTTAGTCTTAATAAGAATTCATACCCAAATGAAAGTCTAATGTTTGACTTTAACCCACCAATCTCGTTAAAGGTTGATGTTTTAATTGTTAGACCACTAGTTTGGTAGTTTTCATACGCTTTAAGTGATTCATTGTCTAAGTATCCGATACTCTCCGTAAGGTTCATTGCCCATACTGATTCGTTTGTAAATGAGATGAACTCACCTTTATTGTCGGTATCAACTACGATAGGTAGAAAAGTATCTATTTCAGGATATGCGTTAATATGTTCGATAGTATTACTAACGTAAGTTGGTGTCATTTCATCATCTAACTCTAAGATTGAAATGTATGGTGATTTAGATATCGAAGCCCCTAAGTTAATTTGAGAACAAAAATCTGTATCCCCTGTATTCTCCAATAGAGTAGTTGGAACCCCAAAGTCAAAATTGGTAACGTATTCCATTACTGATTTTTTTGGTGAATAAACAACTGTAAGTGTAAAATCCTTAATGGTTTGTTTCCTTAAAGATTCGATTGCAGTCTCGAAATGAGATTTGATGTCTTTATTTACATCGTGAATTGGTAGTATTATATTAATCATTTTCTTGTGTTTCTAATTCGTTAAATTTATTAACAGTAAATTCTAACTGTGTTTTTCTTTCTTCTCTGATTGAGTTGAAGACGCCTAATACGTCATTGGTGAAGTTCTTAACCGAAAACTCATCGACTGTAGTACTCATTTCGTCGTACATTTCAGACGGGATTCTATCTTCTAACCAACCCCTGAATACCGCAGAAACTAAATCAACAATCTGATTTGAGTCTGTAGTCCATATTCCGTTATCCTCTGTCATCCACTCAGGTTTAAGTGATGGTACTTTACCAATTACTGGAACCCCTGACTTCATAGACTCTAACGGGAATGTACCGAAACCTGATAAATCGTCCACCCATACAGATAAACATGATTCTCTAAGTGCGATGGCGAACTCCTCTTGTGTTAGACCTCTCATATCCCTAAATGTAACCCACTTATATTGTGGATATTTAACATAAAAAGACTTGATTATCTTCATCGTGTCTCTTTGGTCTCTAGTGTGAATCGCAATGATAGGTTTCTGAGGTTTTTCACTTTTAGTGAAAACTTCGTCAATCGAAGGTCGAATAACATCAACCGAAGTCTTTTTAAACGTATCCGTGATGAATTGTTTTTGTTCCGTACTTGTGGTAATGACTTTGTTGAACCCAAACCCACCCCAAGTCGCACCTGGTTTAAGAGTTTCGAAGATATAGTCATATGACTGACATAACACTACCTTATTACATGGCATATCCGCCAATTGTTCCATTACGTGGGCGAATAACTCAGGTATGATAATTAAATCGTCAGGTCTTACCTCTAAATTACCTTCTTCGATAGATACCACAGGTATGTCATCGTATTCTGTCGGTAACCATGAAGTCACACCACCATACGCCTTTTCCTCGACGATAATACTAGCGTTATACTCATTTTCGTTTAATACTCTCACTATGTCGTAAGAATATTTTATGGATGCCTTCGCATTCCCTTTTGTGTCTTGTACGAATACGTAAACGTTAGACTCTAATTTGTCTAAACGTGCGATTGCTTCGTTAATAATTTTTACTTTATCCATTATTCTATTGTTTTTATTATTCCGTATTTTAATAGGGTATTGAAACTTAGTTTAAATGCGAATGGCATTTTATTAAAACTATATTCCATTCCCATCGCAGAGTCTAAATCTTCACTCCCCTTTTCGTCCATAACAACCTCTAACACGTATTTTAATAATTCGTACTTAGAAATGTTTAGTCCTCCGTCTTCAATTTCGTCCACTTCTGTAGTTACCCCAGCTTCGTCCGTCACCTCAACCTTAATCGTTCGAGGTGGCATTCTCACCGCCTCATGGTACTGGTCCAAATCCATGTAATATGGGATGTCATCGACCTTTAACATAAATTCACTTAAATCTGTCATCATAACTCTAATTCTTTTATGTTCGTTAATTTTTCCACTTCATAATCAGAAGAAAAACCTTCATTATAAAGTGTGGTTATTTTTATTGTTTTCTTACCTTCAGGTTTGCTTGACAGTACGTTAGGGTTTGATGTAATCCATATATCACAATTTTCCCACTCCTTAATTACGTTAATGTCTCGATAGAATCTATAATTATTAACGTAACAACCGTTCTTACTTAAGAAGAATAATGATGCCGGTTTACCTTTACCGACCTCGCTAGATACTATAGTAATCTCCCAATCCTCATTGTCCTTCATCAAACCCGATAGGTCATTAAAGACTCCATTATAGACAGGCGCTGAATGTCCAAATATTTCCATAGAGAACTCAACGAACATAAAATACTTCATTTCAGCCTCACTTTGGAATTTAAAATGACTCATTAGGTCGTTAGTCGTCACAGGTAATACCATATCGTAAACGAATGGTATTTCAGGTTCCTCCTCAGGGTCTGATTCGATATAGTACTTACGATACTCCGATGCTATTTTAGCATTGGTATCTCGAAGTACTCCAGTAATGTCAATAAACACTTTCTTCATAGAACAAATATATTTTTTTTAAATTAAAAGTAAACAACGTAGTATTTAGTCGTACCTTTTTAATATTTTAGAGATTAGTGGGTTTCTAACGATATCGCCAAGTTCAAATTCGAACACCCCTATATCGGACACGTCCTTTAACCTTTCAAATGCGTCATATAATCCTGTTTTTGTTTTATCCTTAAATCTGTCAGTTTGGTCTAAATCACCTGAAATGAAAAATTTGGATTTAAAACCGATACGAGTTAATAACGTTTTCATTTGGTTAGGGGTTGCGTTTTGTGCTTCCTCAAATACTAAAATCGCATTATCAATATTCATACCTCTCATATATGCTAAGGCAAATACTTCGATAAAATGTAGTTCTTTTAATTTTTCTCTATTTTCCTTACCGATTATTTTATTTAAAAGGTAATATGTTGGGAAAATATAAGGGTCCAATTTTTCTTCAACACCTCCGGGTAAAGAACCCAACTTCTCCTCGGCCTCAACTGCGGGTCTAACTATGATTATTTTCTCATACCCATTAGTTTCGTCACATAATAACTCAACTGCCCTCATCATTGCTATGTAGGATTTACCCACACCTGCAGGTCCGGAACATATTGTAATTTGATTTTCACCTAAGGTGTCCCAATAATTTTTTTGTGCGTCCGTTAAGAATTTCTGTTTAGGTCTTTTAATAATCGACTTAATTAGTTCTTTCTTTGTCATTCGACTTGTGGGTTTTTGGTCCTCCGTTGCTTTCTTTCTTGCCATATTTAATTTTAATTATAACTTTATTTTACTAAAATATCGACGAAATACTCATAAAATCAATCGTTCTTACGAATTAACCCCTGTAGAGCCGAATCCACCACTCCCTCTATCCGTCATTGACAGGTTAGTGGTTTTAGTGAGTGTTAAGGTTTTTTTTGTCAGTACTGGACATACAACTGCTTGTGCTATTCTATCTCCGTGACTTATCGTGGTCTCATCATTAGAAAGATTAACTAATATTACTTTTACTTCTCCGGTATATCCTTGGTCCACAGTTCCTGGTGTATTTAATACGCATAGTCCTTGTTTCGCGGCCAAACCACTACGAGGTCTTACCTGTATTTCATACCCGTTAGGGATTCCAAACTTTAATCCTGTCGGTACCATAAACCTCTCCAACGGTAGGAGTGTTAGGTCCTCATTTAGGTTAGCCCTTAAGTCAAAACCACTATCCCCCTCATAAATGTAGGTGGGGTCTTGATTCGACGATTCATTAATGAAGGTTAGTACCAATTTCTCGGATGGGGATTCAGATAACATACCCTCAATATCCTTCGTTATTTGAGTTATTTGACTCTCAAATTCCTCATCGAAATCTTCCCCCTCTGGAACGATAAGAGAGTCCCCATACTTATCTGTAACCATCTTAGTAAGACGGTCAATATTAAAATCTACCTGTTTATTCATACGTTACTTTCTTTTTCTTCCATTATGGCTAAATCAGTTGCTTGTTTAAGTATCTGACCTAAATTATTAGAATACCACCTATTCTGTTTATCCTCATCCGACTTATCGTGATTTAGAATCGCCTGGCACTCTTCTTCGGTTAATTTGACCCCATTACTCATTGCGTAGTACAAACTCCTCTCTCCGACTCTCATAGACACTAAATCCTCGTCATACTCAAAGTACTTACCTAGATTTTTTACGTGCCATTCACTTTTATTCGGAACGAACAAAAAGGTCTTCCCTATCTCAGATAGGAAAGACACTTTAAGTACCGATGATACGTCCATCTGCATTTTCGTTGGGATAGACTTATTTAGGTAGACAGAATACTTAGCAACTTTAATTGCGTGGTCTAACAAACCACCGTGAAATGCATTGTTCATGTCTTTCATTGGGGATGCTGGTGCCAAGAAAAAGTCTTGACCTAAGAACTTTAGAAGTTCTTCAGTGAAGATTGAATATTTTTTATTCGCGTCTTCAAACGTCTTCACGTTCTTCGCTAGTCTGTTCTTATCTAATTCCATTTTCTATTTATAATATTGTGGTGTCATAGTACTGTTCAAGACGTCCTCGAACATCGCCTTAGTAATTGTAAGGACTTCAGAACCTCTACTATCTTCGCTACGATATTTAGCGATGACTAACATTGCCTCTTCTACTGATTGTGCTTCTACCAAATAACGAGCTTTCTTCATTTTTGGGTTTCCCTCACCATCTAAATTTTCGGTTTCATAACCTACTGTGATTGTGTAATTTACCATTTTCTTTTTATTTATTAATTAATTGTTTATAAAATTCTTGTCTCTTCTTAGTTGTGGTCTTAAGGTGGTACTTATCCTTAACCGTATTATATAGGTTCTCACCCATTTTAGTAATCCACTCAGGATTCTCCATTAATTTATTGAGGTGGATAAACCATTGTTTGTGGTTTTTGGACGAAGGTACTAATAATCCGTCACCCCCTTCAATAAATTCCCCATTTTTTATTGAATTGGTTAAGATATCTGAGTACGCTCCGATATCTTGAGCGATAATTGCTTTCTTATAGAAACCCGCTTCGATAATTTTTAACTCAGACTTCATTCGATTAAAGTCATTATCTTTTAAGGGAGCTAGTGATATGTCGAATTGGGTATACCCTAATGCGTAACGATTAACAGGTTCCGTCCATATTCTTCTATATTGTTGGTCTGAATCATCGAACGGCACTTCCTTATTAAATTTAAGTAAGTGGTCCCTATATTTACCGATTACCGTCTTAAGATTATTAGTGAATATACTTTCATATCTAAACCACGCGGTCTCCCACGGTCTTATTGGTCTAACGGTTTTCTTCCCTTGTTTTTCTTCGGTGACATTACCCCTTAAATCATAACCACATAATACCATTTGGTACTTACCCTTATATTTTGATTCCATTCGATTAATGGTACCCTCTAAGAGTTCCATGTCACTAACGTGAGAAGAACCCCCTAACCATCCGATTCTAACTTTATCAGATTTTTCTGTTTTACCTTTAAACTGGTGCTCTTCAGGGTCTATTGAATTCTCAATAACGATAACATTATCAATACCATTATCCCTTATTTTATCCGCGAAAATAGTTGTAGTTGTTATAACATAGTCAGATGCTCGCGCCATTTCTAATTGAAACTTCGCAAACCCACCTTCTTTATATTGTTTTTGTAGTGGATGTCCCGTAGGTAGTACCCAATAATCGTCGATGTCCATTACGACTTTGGTACCCCCACTTTGGATTTCTTTAATTTTAGATAAAGTCCATTCTAAACTTTCACCCCTAACTAAGAATTTGTGGATGTGTACGATATCATACTCGTTAAATTTAACGTTCTCGATATTATCGAATAGAATGTCTACGAAGAATTCGTCCTTATAATGGTTATTTAAGTAAACGTGTGGGTCGACTGACCTGTATTTCCCCACTCCGCTTGTGTCGGAAGGTAATACTAATACTTTAATTTTATCTGACATATAATGATTATTTATTACCATAAAGGTAAATCATTACATTCAATAAGTCAAAATAAAGTCTATATCTTTCTGACGTCAGTAAGTTTTCCGATAAACATAGAATCTCCGACTCTTATTTCTAAGTTTTCGTCGATATGTTTATTCCCCGCCATTATCTTTTGTATTTTAGAGTCGACAACGTCGTCTAATGCTTCTACAATGGTTTGTTTGATAAATGACTTTAAATCTTCGTTAAGAACTGAAGATTGTTGTGGATTTCTTTGTTCCTGTATTGGTTGTTGTTGTGTTGGTTGTTGTGTTGGTTGTTGTGTTGGTTGTTGTGTTGGTTGTTGTGTAACCTGTTGAGCACCAGCTCCGAATTGAGATTGTTGTTTCATTTTCTTAGCTACCTCATCTATAAACCCTGACGGTAATTCGTTTCCGAAGTCCACCGTAGGTATTGGGTTTTCTAACATTAATTTCTTAATGTTTTCAGGTAATTTAGAACTATTAATTCTGTCTTCTGACATTACGTCCCCAACTGGTCTCTGATTTGGAACTGAAGATAAAGGTTCCTTAGATTCTAACGCACTACCATCTAATTTAGAGATATCGACATTACCCGTAGTGTAAGACTTATTATCTACTTTATTCATGACTTGTCTTGCCGCTATTAATGAGTTAGTTAGTGTTTCGAATCCTTTCATAATCTTGTTTTTAGTAAAAATAGTAAACTTTTTGAATTAGTCAAACTTTGCAATCTCATATATTGAAGACATATGTTTGTCACCCGTAGGATTGAAGTACGGTCTTGCAGTTTCGAAGGTTTCAGTGGTTGGGGAAAGACTATTAATTTTATCTAATCTAAATAATCTCCATCCCGGTCTATTTTCAGGAGTGTCTGACGAACCCCTTACTTGCCACGCTCTAACAACTACGTTACCCGACTTAATGTGTGGTCCCATAGCGACTGCCTCTATCTCACGATAACCTTTATTAATTGTTTGGTCACCAGCATAGTAAATTGTAATCACCTTTCGATTACGAATTGAATTTGCTAGTGCGTCACGACTAACGGCTTCTTTAATTATTATCTTTCTAAGTGAGTCTAATAGTTTCATTAAAAGTTTGGGTATTGGTTTCCTTCTCCGAATTCGTTAGTGTTTGTATTTTGAGACCTAGTTAGTATATCGGTTGTTCCTCCGATAGTACCATTATCACCTTTACCTTTATTATCCCCATCGGAGATAGCATTAGGATGTGAAACCCCATACGCGTTTGAAGCGTTAAACGTATTAAACGCTACGATATTTTGTCTAGTTAATATGTCGGTTTGAGAACCAACCTTATCGTCACCTCCCTTACCCTTATCATCACCATCCGAATTCGCATTTGGGTGATTTGAATTATATTCGTCAGATATGGTACCATCGTATTCGTTCGATGACATTAGAGCCGCTCTTTGAGCGTCACCTATTTGTGTTAATGTTTCGTTAGTGCTTGGCATAATTGTCTTTTATTATAAATATCTATTCATTATTTTTAACGACCTTTTAATTTCTTCCGATAGTCTACTCATATCTATCTCACCGGCAATACCGTCTTTCGTGTGTGATTTTCTATATGCGTTTTTCTTACCGGGGGTAAGGTCCGCGGCTCTTCGAGCTGACTTCTTTTGTTGTTCAATTTCCTTTCGAGCTTGATTCAATGTTTCGGTTACCCATTTACTCATGACATCACCACCATTTAAGGAATAAGAGTCCACATCGACCTTAGGGTCTAATTGTTTAAAATCAAACACTAACCTTTTAAGTTGTTGGTATGTCATGTTCTTTTCCTCGACCAGTCTACGTAATCTCTTCATACCAACACCCTTAACGTGATTCATACGTTTAAGTGTGTCATTTAAGTGACTTAATATCCTACTCGGTATTGCGAATTTCTTATGTTGTAACTGACTATTCATTAATTACTTAATTTATTCATAATGTATTTTTTATCCTCGTCGGACAAATCCATTAAGTATTTTAATTTTCTATCTAGTATTGGATTATCATCCATCTCCTCAATTTCCACCTTAGGGTTCATAATATCGGAAGACTTAGTTTTTGTTTTAAGTAGTTGGTCCACATACTCATCGATTTGTTTTTTTGAGATACGTTCGATAATCCTCACCTTACTTTCACTATTCGGGATATAACCCATTTTTTCCAGTCTCTCTTTAGCATCTAACTCATCAAACCCCAATTCATTTACGAAGTGAGCCAAAGCTTCCTCATAAGTTTTATTAGCGTCCATAGTATCTTCGAAACCTAATGCATCATCCATTTCGGCCTCACCCCAATATCTCCTCATATAATCCCCACTTTGAAAAGGTGGTTGTCTAGCTGACTTTGCGGTCATATTTGACGTTTTTCTAGCCGTTGTACTTACAACTCTTACGTTTTTAGGTATTTTTGATGATGGTATTGAACCGTCGAAGTCGACAATTTCTTCAATATCTGTCTCAACTGACTTTTCCGGTAACGTTTTAAAATTAGTTTCTTTAGAAAATTCACTAGCCATATCACACCATTTGGTTTTCTCCTTTTTACTCAAAGAATCGTCATTACACTGAGCGTAGAAGTATTTTTGTTGTTTTTTAGACTCGAATTTTTCGAAAATTAAGTCCTTTATTCTTTGGTCCATAGATAAAATTTGTTTTTATATAAATATCAAACAATTTTGAAGATATTTATTAAAGTAATGAGTATAACTAATAAATATCACAATTCTGGTTCTCAGTTAGGTTTAAAACTTAACCGAGGATATTTTTATGATGTCACTCCTCAAGTAAAAAATATAACAAATATGGATTTATTGTATAGTACATCACTAGTTAACAATCACCTATCGGTGGATGTTAACCCAAACAATAAGGAATTAATTTACCTAAGTGATTCGTCACTTGAGCCGTTAACCACCAACATATTGGGGGAGTTCGGTTACGATAATGGTAAATTCTTTAGATATAAGTTTAGACGACCCGGTAAGAGTCTATTCGATAATATACTACCTAATGGGTGGTCTATCGAAACTGTTTTAAATTTTAATAACATACCTACGGGACCATTAAGTGTGTTCTATTATTTAGGTGCCGCCCACATCGGTTTGAGAGATGTTTATGAAGATGGGGTGTTAGTTGAAGATAATAGTGAGACCCATAAAACGGATTACCTACATAATAACTTAGTTTTTGCGTTTGACGAAAATAAGAGTATTGTGGTTCGTTCGGTTAGATATATGGAGGAATGTTATGATTGTAACGGAGAACCAACAAAGGGTGAGTATGTTTTTGAACATAAATTCAATAAACCTGTTTGTTCCAATGATGAGTCTGATTTTCTTGTGACAATTGTTTTTGAGAGGGACGGTAATATACTACAAGGTATGTGTTCTGCATTAGATACTAAATTTATTGAGAGTACCTCTGAGAGAATGGGAACCCTTAAAATATATGTTAATGGGTTACTTTATGGTTCGATATCGGAATACGAGGATATCATCACTAGAATAACCAAAAATACGCCACCTGTCATTGATTTCGTACAGGGATGGGGGTTTTCGGACGATTATAGATTATCGGACGATTATAATATGGTAGGAATCTTCGAGGGGTTACAACCAAGAGGGAGATTCCATTCCGAACCATTGGAAATTATGGAAATAAGGCATAATTATGGGATTTTAAAAACTGAATACGGAATTAACGATTGTATTTCAGAGGGTTGTAGACCCAACTTCCCAAAAATCTAAAATAATTAAAATGAGTAAAAACCCAAACAAATCTTCGAGGTTGTCGAATAGTGAAAGTGATTTAACCGTGAGAGTGAATTCTGGTGGTAAGTCAAAGACAAATTCCACTACCAGACCATCCACCGAAATATTAAGTAAATCGGATAGATGGGTTAATATTATATTTACCCCAACTACAACGACAACAACGGAATCGACAACTACGACCAACGGCAGTTATTATACTCTAATTAATAAGTATTTTTTTAGTGACGTAATGAACGAATTAGTAGTTGTGGAGCACGACTTCTCATCCAAAATTGGTGGGGAATGGAGGTATAGTGATAGTGACATAAGATGTATTGTCAGTACCAATGTTAATGGATATGACAAGAGCTTATCACAAAGAAATTATTCGGTATCAGACGATAGTGAAGGGTCAATATCCGTTGGGGATTCATCGATAATGTCGGGAATTACAACACAATTATCTACACATACACCTTTTAATGGTGACATTAGAGGGGTGTTTTATGACTATCATAACTTATTAGGTACTACTCAGGATAGTTTTATTATAACGATAGAGAATGGTGTCGTAATATCAATTGTATCCTTTTCAGTCATAATATTATGTGACGCAAATGATGACGCAACAATCACATTAATAACAACTCCGTCGTCGGAAGATTCGGATAGTTAAATTTAACCATATATGAAACATTTTATAAAAAAAAACTCACAAGAACCTGTATTAGCGGTTACGTTATATAACGACGAAAAATTCTTTAAAGAACCGTTTCAGGACAGGATTGAGAATTCAATCATAACTTTCACAATGGAAGACGATAAGGGAACATTTAAAATTTTAAACTCCCCTTGTTTCCTAACGAAAGAAAATGGGGATTATAGTATTATCTATAAATGGTCTGAGAAGGACACATCTAAGATTGGTTCCTTTAAGGGTTATTTTACGATTGAATTTCTTAATGACGACTATGAGGTCTCAACAAAAACAATACTACCAATTAAGGAAGAATTGATTATCAATATTATTTGATAGTTTAGAAAGTATTCACTACATTTGTACTTGAATGTTAAGGGTAATCTATGCGGGTTTGCAGAGAGATAATGTCCCAAACGATAAAACAATACATTATGGTAAGTACAGAAGAAGTAGAATCGTTCCTCTTAGGTGAGGACCCTGAAAAATATATCGTAGCGTTAGAATATGACTACAGAACTAACAAGATATATAAGATTATTCAGGACCCTGAAAAGGGAAAATTAATCAAAACAGACACATTTACACCATTTGCATGGGTCGGAGACCTTAGAGCAAAAAACTTTTATGGTGGGTCAAAAGCCCAACAGAAAACTGCTATGACCAAAAATGGGATAACTATAGAGGCCTTAGATACTAAGGGGGATGTTCGTATGGAACAAGGACTTCGTTATATGGTGAAATCAACCAAAACATACTCTAACTTAGTTAACTTCTTTCGTCAGGGAGGATTGGACCCATGGAATAGAGACAACTCAGATGTCATCTCAATACTGACACCCGTAGAGATGTTCTTAGTTCAAAAACAAAAAAGAATTTTTAAAGGGTTCGACGAATACGATGAACTACATAGGTTAGTATTCGATATTGAGACTACCGGTCTTTCACCTGAGAATAGTAAAATTTTCCTTATTGGATTAAAAGATAATAAAGGATATGAAGAATCATTAGCCGCCGAAAATGAGGATGAAGAGAGAGAGATTATCATACAATTCTTTAATCGTATTGATAAAATCAAACCAACTTTAATCGGGGGATATAACTCAAGTTTTTTCGATTTTCCTTTCATACTTAGACGAGCGGAGATTTTAGGGTTAGACATTAAGAAGATTAGTAAGACACTTCACCCTGAGAAACCGTTAAGACAAAAAGAAGGATTTCTTAAGTTGGCAAATGAAATGGAGGATTATACCCAAACTATGATGTGGGGGTATAACATCATTGACATTGCCCATGCGGTTAGAAGAACACAAGCAATTAATTCAGACATTAAAAGTTGGAGTTTGAAATATATTACTCAGTTTATTAAGGCTGAGAAACAAAATCGTGTGTACGTTCCGGGGGATAAGATTGGTAAAACATATTTCGATAATGGTCAGTATTACTATAACCCGACCACTGGAGGGTATAAAGAAATAGGTGACCCTGGGACTGAAAATTTACTACAGAGATTCCCAAATCAATATGAAATCAAAACGGGTAAGAACATTATAGAAATGTACTTAGACGACGATTTATATGAGACTATGGTAGTCGATGAGGAATTTAACCAAGCTAACTTTTTACTTTCTAAATTGGTCCCTACCACATACGAGAGACTTTCTACGATGGGGACGGCAACATTATGGAAGATGATAATGCAGTCGTGGTCATACAAACACGGATTAGCGATTCCATCTAAAGGTGAGAAAAGACCATTTACCGGTGGATTATCACGTTTATTACAGGTAGGGTATTCAACAGACGTATTAAAGTTAGATTATTCATCACTATATCCATCAATCCAATTAGTTCACGACATTTTTCCAAAGTGTGATGTGACTGGGGTGATGAAGGTAATGTTAAAATATTTCCGTGATACACGTATAAAGTATAAACATTTAGCCTCAGAACACTACGAGTCTGACCCTAAGTTATCGTCACAATATAATCGTAAACAACTACCGATTAAGATTTTCATTAATGCTTTCTTCGGTTCTCTATCGGCTCCTCACGTATTCCCATGGGGAGATATGGATATGGGTGAACAGATAACCTGTACGGGTCGACAATATTTACGTCAGATGCTTATGTGGTTTATGGAAAGAGGTTACGAACCATTAGTGATGGATACGGATGGGGTAAACTTTGCGGTACCTGAAGGTCGTGATTCTCACACCTATATCGGTAAGGGATTAAACGGGTTAGTGAAAACCGATAAGGAATATTTTGGTTCAGAAGCGGACGTTGCGGAGTATAATGATATCTTCATGAGGGATGAGATGGGGTTAGACACTGATGGTCAATGGCCAGCAACGATTAATTTGGCTCGTAAGAATTATGCGTTATTAACTGACACGGGTAAGGTGAAACTTACAGGTAACTCAATTAAGTCTAAAAAATTACCAACATATATTGCTGAATTTTTGGATAAAGGTCTTCGTATGTTATTAGATGGTGACGGACATGGTTTCTTAGAACATTATTATACTTACATCGAACTAATTCACGGACGTAAAATTCCATTATCTAAGATAGCGAATAAATCTCGTGTTAAGCAATCATTAGATGAATATAAAAAACACATACTCAAGAGAACGAAATCGGGCTCATTAATGTCTCGACAGGCACATATGGAATTATTACTACAACACGACATTAAGTCGGGTTTAGGTGATACAATATATTATGTAAATAATGGTCAGAGAAAATCACACGGAGATGTTCAGAAGAAAGGTGACGTAGTTAAATTAAATTGTTACTTCATACCCGAGACTGACATTACAAAATACCCAGATAAGATAGGGGAGTACAATGTACCGAGATACGTCGCGGCGTTTAATAAAAAAATTGAACCATTATTAGTTGTATTTCCTGAGGATATTAGAGCTGAAGTTCTTGTTGAGGACCCTAATGACCGTCCTTACTTTACTAGAACACAAACTGGGTTAGTTAGAGGGTTCCCTCGTAGAGATGGGGACCAAGACACATTAGAAGACGTTCTAACGTTATCAGACCCGGAACTTAGATTTTGGAAAAGTGTTGGTATCGACCCTTATTATATGTATTTGGAGAATACTTTAGAATTGGTTGATGTTAAGTCGACTGAGAATAACCGTAAGTTATTGGTGGACTTCACCGAAGACGCACCTAAAATACTTAATAGTGGTCAGGAGTTTCTGAAACAAAGAGTCTTACAGGAACAAAAACCTAAAGTAGTCAAACCAAAGGCTCAACAATCATTAAAATTTTAACAATAAAAAAGGGAGACACTGTCTCCCTTTTTATATAAAATAATATTAATGTTATATTGCCGTAAATGGTCCTGTGAAAGGTCTATATTGTAATGTCTTATTTAAGTTTTCAGCTTCACTAGCTCTTCTTTCTAACATTTTGTCAGGTCTTAATCTCTCTAACCGTAATTGTAGTTCTTCGACTAATTTAGACTTTTCATCTTTACCCTCAGTTAAAAGAGAATCATATTCTAATGAAAGTTCCGAGTCTGGAGTCTTTAAGTTACCACCAAATTTACCTCTAACTCTACCTAACGATTCCTTACAGGTCGCTATGAAATATTTTCTAACCCAATTCTGTGCTGGCTTATTGATTGATTCCCATGTTAATTCTTCGGTCTCGACATCAGACGGTAGTTTAACTACGTCAGGATTATCTGCCATACATTTCACTCTATCCTCGGTATTATAATACCAATACCATACTTTATCTCTATTCAATGATTGAGACCCAAAATCGAACTTACCTCCAGGAACATTCATTAAATGAATATATTTTCCACCATCAGGTGCTGCGGTTACTCGATAAGTTAGGTCACCACCGATTATCCTATTTTTTAAATTTCTATCTTGGAGTCTTAGTAATATGTCGAATGCTGGCATCATATGCATACCACCCTGAATTCCCATTTGAGTGAATCCACCTCCACCTCCCATACCACCACCGGCCATACCACTACCCATGAATGGGTCGATTAATGACTCGTTAAGTTCTGCTCGGTTAAACCATAATAATTCGTTAAGTTCCCTACCTTTTGGTATGTGATACATCTGTTGCCCTGACACCAATTCAATATAATCTTTCTCTAAGACCCAATCACCACCTGTTTGTAGTCCCACGATTTTAGAGTACGCGTATGTGAATTGAGTTTCGTAATCCACACTTCTAGTTGTGAATGCTCTGGCTAGTGATTCTTCGTCAACGTTAAGTCCGTTTAGGGAGGTCCATTGAGATTCGATTAACCAATCCTGTATGTATTGTTCGTACTCACTCAACGATAATTCAAGTAATGAGCCCATTTGGTCCTCATCTAATTCAACTGACCGAATAGGAGCGCCTAAGAGGTGTAATACCTGCTTATAAAGTTTTGCCTTATTTTTAGTGTTAATACTCATTGTGTATTTTATATATAAATATCTTTGTTTTAAATAAACTTTAAAATGTTACGGATTATATCTAAGTCTTCATTTAAAAGGTCATTTCCTCTTTGCCATTTTATTCCCGTATTAAGAATTAAATATGAACCATTTTTTTGTAATTTACATTTTTTTGAATCGGCTAAAATAATTTTTGACCCATTCACAAACGCAATGAAATTCGTACTATATCCTTTTATATTACCCTTTCCGATTCCATCAATGAAATGTCCGATTCTACCTTCAGATATCCCCGAAAATGGTTTTACTTGTATTGTGTAAGTTGGTATTGTAATTACGTTTTGATAAGCGACTACATCTACCCCGTCACTCATATCTATCCCTACTCCGTCACCACCCACTTTCTCAATGGTTAGACCATTAAATATTGGGCAACCATCTAATAATTCCACCGATTTGGTTTCAGTTTCTTCACCTTTACTTACGGTATTAGTTATAATTGGTACTACAAACCTTAAATAAAGTTCCCCGTCCTCAGAAAATAAAGAATCAATGTCCTTAATCACCAACGACTTTAAATCCTCTATAAGTTTAAGGGAAGGATTATTTGGGTCTAAATCGTAGTACTCTATCAATCGAGCCCATAACTTAATATTGGTGTTAATCCTGTTAATTATTCCATGCCACTTCCCATCGATAGTGGTTGCCCCCTCATACCTCTTGTCGTTAAATATGGTTCTACTTAACGGTCGGTACGTATCCATTACGATACCCCATATGAATTTTTTCCACTCACCATTAAGTACTATCTCAGATGCCCTATTCCAATATGACGATTCTGACGACTCGTTAATTAATATTTTTAATCTTCCCATGTGATTTCTTTTATATAAATACTTTTATAAGTGTAAACAATTTTTAAAAAAAAGGTAGGTTTAAGTTTGTAGTGATGGGAATTTTTATTATCTTTGTAGTGAACCTAAAATAGAAAATCATGACAACATCCTCTTTCATCTCAGAATACAACGGTAGTAACCCATTCTTAAATTCAGTTAAAAACGGTTACGCAAAGTACGGACGTTTAACTTCGGCACAAGTAATCGCCGTTGATAAAATCAGAAATGGTATGAAGGAAAAGGTTAAGTCTATGGCGCCAATCGAGGTTCGTGAGAACATCAAACAAATAATGGATTATAAAGGAACTAATAAGTTCATATCTGACCTTCAGTCTAAATATGATAAATATGGTCGTCTAACTGAAAAACAAATCGACGCTGGGTTAATGGCGATTAATAGAAAGGTTCAGAATAAAATGGTAGAGCCGATGACATTAACAGGTAAAAACACTATACGTATTCGTCAGTATATTGCTCGTCAAATCAAAGAGGAGAAAGATTTAAAATTCCTACCGATTCAAGTTGATGTTACTCACCTAATCGGAGCGTCTCGTAAAGCGATACACCTTAGAGGTAAATTATCTACAGTAGTTGGGGTTGAATGTCGTTGTTGTGGAAGAGCGTTGTCAGATAAACTGTCAATGGCTTCAGGGATGGGTAAAACTTGTGCAACTAACACCGGATTGAAATATCTAAAGGACGAGTCTGACGTGGTGAGATTTAATGTGGACTTAGCTAAGAGAGTCGAAGAAATTGGTTCTTTCGACTTTTGGATTCCTAAATCTCAAGTCCAAGAATGGGAAGGTCTTTATTCTATTGTTCTTAAATCTCAATTTAAGACTTATGTTACTCAGTAATTGTAATGATGATTTGGTTCCCTTCTTTAATAATCTTATGATTAGAAGGGATTAGGTCCGAGTAGTATTTTAAGTAAAAATCCACAGTCTCATTACTTTCCTTAATTAGGGTCGTCTCCTCCAATGGACTAATTATTGGATTAATCTGATAATCAATATCGTCAGATTCGTAATTCCTAAAATCCCTATCGGTCATATCTAACTCATTGTACGTTCCCTCATCAGTAATACCTTTTGCGACATCATACTCAGTGTATCCATATATTTGACCCTCATACGTGTCGACACCGTAACCACTCCATGATACGGTAACCTCAACATCAAACGCCTTTTCGACAGGGTTTCGGTTAAAGGATTCGTCATCATAATTGGTAGTCTTCGAGGTTTGAAAAGCCCCCATAATTTTATCCATTAATTCACCGTCTTTCCAACTTAACCCAGAACTATGTAATAACTTCGTTATCATTCCCAATTGTCTATCGTCAGAATAGTCGAATTCTGTAACGCCACGACTCATTAGATAAACAGAAACCATTTTAGTTAATTTCTGAAACCTAAGGTTATCCACCTCTTCTTTAATCGTTTGTCTAAGTTTTCCCATATTAGTAAATACTCATTACTTATCGTTTTTCATAACTTTTAATAGGTCACTCATTAATGAAGAAGACATATCATCAGTTTCATTATCCCCCATTACCGTTTCAATCACATTTTTCTTTCTCTGCAGTATGTCATATATAATCATTTCAATGGTATTTTCAAATACCGGATAGAAAACGGATACATTGGATTTTTGTCCGTAACGATATGCCCTATCTTCTGCTTGTGCGTGGTCTGAAGGTACGAATGATAGGTCATTAAAAATTACTACCTCAGCAGCGGTTAACGTAATCCCAACACCAGCAGCTTTAATATTACCAACAAAAACCGTAGTCTTATCGTCGTTCTGAAACTTATCTACGGACTCTTGTCTCTTTTGTTTAGACATTCTACCATCTAAAGTTACGGAACGTTTATTATATTTCCACGCTATTTCCTCTAGCGTCGCAGTAAAATTGGTAAAAACAATCACTTTCTTTCCTTGGTCAAGAGCTAAGTCAATAAGTTCATAGGTGGAGTTTAATTTAGACTCGGCAACAATTTGTCGTGCCATCATTAACTTAGAAAGTCTAAGAGCTAACGACTTCTTTGAATCTGGGTTTGTCTCCCATTCTATATATGCCCCGATTTCTCGTTGATATTCTTTAGACTGTAGGCTTAAGTAGATTGGTGTTATAATTTTTTCAGGTAAGTCTAAGATGTCATCTTTTAACCTACGAAGTACGTGTGGCTTAATTCTATCCCTTAATTCTTCTAAATTAGATGCTCCATTTACGTTCCACACCCTACGATGTCCCGCCATAAACTGATACCCATCACAATAACGTTTTACGTATCCGGCCCAATTAATAGTTAATGGTGAACCCACTATATGTAATAGGTTAAAGTAGTTAATCGGTCTAGATGTCATTGGGGTTCCGGTTAATAACCATACTTTACCCACCTGACCAACTAAGTGATTAACCAATTGTGTTCGTTTTGCTTGTTTGTTAGATATATAATGAGCTTCGTCTATTAGTATTAAATCAAACCCCTCATCAAGGAATTTAGACTTTATTTCGTCGTCGCTCTTTTTAGGTATTGCATGGAAGTTTTTAATGATGTCGTAGTTTATAACTACAAACTTACCATCGTCCCATTTCTTACCTTCCACTATCCCAACAGTTTCTTCCGTATACATCTGAATTTCTCGTTTCCAATTGATTTTTAAAGATGCGGGACAAATAACTAATATTTTTTGAGCCCCACTCTCAATTGCTGCTATTACCGCTGAGGTTGTCTTACCTAACCCCATGTCGTCAGCTAATATATATTTATCATTACCCAAAAGTTTAACTATTGCCTCTTTTTGGTGTTCCATTGGTGGTCTATGGTCGTAAGGGCTCCAATCAACCTCAACAACCCGCTCATTACTGGAAATGATATGGGACTTTGGAACCCATATAAATTCCATAGGGGACTTTTCTATTATTTTACCATAAATATGATACGCTTTATCGGTTTGTGCTAATAATTTTTCGATATATATTTGAGGTGGAGAGTTTGGTAATAACCTTTCCTCTCTTAATTTTTCCCCAAAATACGGGTCTATGTCAACCCATTTACGAGCAACCTTAGGGGTTTCCGTATGGTTCTTTATTATGTATTCTGCTTGTGAGCGCGAAGTTTTATATCCTTTAGTAAAGAAAAGTTTCTCTTTACAGGATAAGATGTAGTTATTACCACCTTCGTAAGTTTTTAGGATTTCAATTGCCTTTTGTTCTGGAATCATAAACGCATATTATGTTATAAAAGATAAAGCTTAGAATAAACATAATCAATAGATATTTATTATTATGGGTAAAAAGAAACAACCGATAAACAGGATGAATAAGTTTTTTTCTTACGATGATTTCGATTTGGAGTTGTCGATGGGAGAGGAGTGGTTGCACGGTGACATGAATTTCACAATGGTGTTATTCCGAGTTGATAAGAGTAAATCTGTCGACGACGTCTACGGGGAATCAGGTAAGGGTGAGATTAAATTCTTCCCACCAACCGAATTTAAAGGATATGTACAAATAGCCGGTCCTGATAATAAAACCTACTCAAACGGGTTAGGTCGTTATTTAGAGCCGGGTAATATGACCGTATCAATTTATAAACACCATTTGGAGGAAGAAGGAATTGATATTTCTTATGGTGATTACGTTGGTTATTACGAAACAGAAGATAAAGTACGTTATTATGAAGTCGCAAACGACGGGAAGGTAACGTCAGATAATAAACACACATATGGAGGATTTAAAGCGTTCTATAGAACTATTTTATGTACACCAGTAAGTGAGGACCAATTTAAGGGAATGTAATTATGTCACTACCAAAGAAAGTTAAAAAGGATATTAATGCATATCCAACGAAAACGTTATTAGATAGAAGACAGGAAATGTTAGAGCAGATAACGAATCAAGATACTAACCTTCCTGAGTCGGTAATGCACGAAGATTTGGATTTAGGTATGTTAGAATTCGTTAAAGAACACTTAACGTTCAATACCGATGGAAACCCAGTGAATTTTGTGGATAAGATTTTATCCTTACAAAGATGGGCTGAACTATCAAGTACGTGGGAGTTCACAGACAAAGAAGAAAAGATACAAATACCGTTTATTGTGGTGGTTAGAAAACCTGAAGTACCATATGGTTCAAATCCCGCTTTGATGTATACGATACCTGACAGACAAACATTCTTCTATAGAAAGGTTAGTACGTGGGACGGGAATAGATTAGGTGCGGACATCTATAAAATACCTCAGCCAGTACCGGTGGATTTATCTTTCGAAGTTGTTGTGGTATGTAATAGAATGAGGGAACTTAACAGTTTTAATAAAAAAGTGATGCAGAAATTCTCATCAAGACAGGCGTATACTGTAGTCAAAGGTCATTATATTCCAATCGTATTATCATCAATCGCTGACCAATCACAGATAGACGCAATTGAGGGTAGGAGGTTTTATCAACAAACATACTCATTCCAAATGCAAGGGTTCTTAATGGACGAAGAGGAGTTTGAGGTGGTACCTGCGGTTGATAGACAAATGGTTATGATAGAATCAAGTTTTTCCCCATCTAAGGGTTCTGCGGTTAAAATAGAAAAAATAATTAAATCTAATATTGAGGTTGAGACCAACACCTTTGTTGGTGATGGTACAACAACAACATTTAAAGTTCAAAAGAAGATTAACACACTTTTCTATGTGGAGATAAATGGGTTAGTACAAAGATTAGGTGTCGATTATATACATAACGGAACTAGTTCTAATATTATTTTTCTTACTCCACCACCTAAAGATTCGGTTGTGAGGGTAACATATACATATGATACTGATTTCACAACTAACGATAATAAGGTACTTACAGTGTCTAACCAGTCATTTGATTTTGATGATACAACATTAGAGTTTAATACGGACTTTCCGATAGATAGTATCATACTTTTAGACGTTGGTGGATTACTACAACTTGAAGTCGACTACTATACATATGAAAAAGGCACAACTAAAATAGTGGTTAACGAGATACCACCAATTCAAGGGTCTAATGGGGTTAAAATGTCCGTAGTATATCTTAGGACGATTTAACTCTCTCCGTAGATATCCGTCTTGGGTTTACAATTCTCCTCAATTAACCTCTCAACGTGATTAAACATCTTTAAACCCTCTTTATTACAATGGGTCTTAAGTAGTTTATGATGGTATTCTGATATCTTAATGTTTTTAATTGGTTTATCGCTCATAATATGTGGTATGAAAAAAGTATGAAAAAAAACATACATCATATAAATATAATATTTTTTAAAAAGTCTTTTGGGAAAAAGATAAATATTTATAGTAGTAAAGAAATAAATTACATAAAAAAAAATATTTTATAATGGCAAATTCTAACAGAGTTTTCGTCTCACCGGGTGTATATACATCAGAAAAAGACTTGAGTTACGTATCTCAAAGTGTAGGTGTATCTACTTTAGGTTTAGTAGGAGAAACAAAAAAAGGTCCCGCATTCGAACCCGTATTAGTTTCGGGTTACAACGAATTTAAAACGTTGTTTGGCGGACAATCACCTGAGAAATTAGGAGAAACATTAAAGTACCAATTACCGTACTACGCAAAATCATTCTTAAATCAATCATCACAATTATTTGTGACGAGAGTATTAGGGTATTCTGGGTATGATGGTGGTGATGCACACGCAATAAAGACAATCGCCAATATAGACATTTCAACTATTTCATTAGGAAGTAGTGTTGAACATCTTATTGACTTATTACCATCAGGTAGTTTGGATTTAACAGGGGGACCTGCAATAACCGAGTCATTTGAAATGTCTAACGGGACAATTAAAACGGCTTTAGACTTCATAAACGAATCTATTTCGGGTGGTGACTTAACAACTTCAGTAGTTGTTGGTCCTAATTTCATTGACCTTAGTTCATATGTTAGCACTTCAGTGTTCTCAATGTCTAATGCGTCTTGGGCATTCCAATCATTAAATAGTAATACTTTAAATGAGTCAGGAATTTCTTACTCAGGTGGGTTATTTGATGATAACGGAACAATTAAATTTAAATTACATATCCAAACTATCACCGCTAATAGATTTTCAGAGGCTCACGACAAAACAGTGGCAATCTTAAGGTCAAGAGCGGAGTATAATGGCGATGTATTAACACATAAAGTAACGTCGGACGTTACATTAACAAGTACTCAAATTAATGTTGAGTCTGATTCAATGGCTGACTTTAAGTTAGATGTTTCTTCAGGTTCTCAATCATTCCAATTTACGTGTAACTTAAGCTCTTCTTCTAAGAAGTTCTTAACTAAGGTTATTGGTGAAGGTGCTTACGACAAGAACCCTGACCTTTATCCTTTATATGTGGATAAGGTTTATGATAACTACTTAACGTGGTTAGGATTAACAGGTAAAGTAAAAGGTTTATCGACTGGAATATTAGAAAGCGTTTCTGACGGTGGAGACTTTAAAGAGTCATACACGTCATCAGTAACTCCTTATGTTGTTTCAGAAGTAAGAGGTGGGTTAGTTTCTGACTTATTCAGATTCATCACTATCTCAGACGGAGATTCATCAGCAAAAGAAGTTAAGATTTCTATTGTTAATATTAATATCGAGAAACAAGAATTTGACATTGTAGTAAGAGACTTCTTCGATACGGATGCGAGTCCTATTGTTATTGAAAAATTCTCAAGATGTTCTATGAATCCTGAAGTACCGGGTTATGTTGCTAGAAAAGTGGGAACATCTGATGGTGAATACGAATTAAAATCTAGATACGTTATTTTAGAATTAGGATTAGAAGCACCTTCAGATTCTGTACCAGCTGGTTTCAGAGGTTATGAAGTAAAAGACTACGGTTTTAATACGGCATCTAACTCAGACATTCTTTATAAATCAGAATATTACGTGGCAGGTCAAACGATAGGAGTTGATTCTAACGGTGATGCAGTTCAGGTAAATGCTGATAAAGTAAGAAAAGTTTATATGGGTATCTCTAACACAGTTGGATTTGACCCTTCATTCTTTGAATTTTCAGGGAAATCAATTCAAGGTGAAACGACTAAAGGATTTCACTTATCATCACAAGCGGATGGTAATGAATTCGTTAAGTCACCTGAGAATTTTGAAATAACAGAAGGTAACTTTATTAAGTTATCTGCCTGTAAATTCACATTGGCACCTGTAGGTGGACACGATGGGTTTGATATTTTCAGAAAAGAAAGAACAAATAAAGACCAATATATGATTGGTAAGAATTCATATAATAACTCAGGTTTTAATGCTAACGTAGGTGAGTCTGATTATTATGCGTTTTTAGACGGGATTATGACATATAGAAATCCTGAGGCTATCGACATTAACTTATTCTCAACACCAGGGATTAACTTCTTCGACCACTCTTCGTTAGTTGGTGAAGCAATTGATATGGTAGAACAAGAAAGAGCAGATTCATTATATATCATCGATTCACCAAACAGAGACACTGTAGATGAAATCGTAGATGATTTAGAAGATATCGGGTTTGACTCTAACTATTCAGCTACGTACTGGCCTTGGATACAAGTAAGAGACACTGAAAATTCAGTACAAGTATATGTGGCTCCAACAGGAGAGGTTTTAAGAAATATAGCATTAACGGATAACATTGCCTTTCCATGGTTCGCATCTGCGGGTTACCAAAGAGGTTTAGTTAATTCAATTAAAGCGAAAAAGAAGTTAACTTTAGACGAGAGAGATACACTATATAGTAATAGAATTAATCCAATTGCTACGTTCTCAGATGTAGGTACTATTATTTTTGGTAATAAGACATTACAGGTTAGAGAATCGGCATTAGATAGAATCAACGTAAGAAGATTACTATTACAAGCTAGAAAGTTAATTTCTAACGTGGCGGTGAGATTATTATTTGAACAAAATGATGATGTCGTGAGAAACGAATTTCTAAGTTTGGTTAACCCAATATTAGAAGGAATTAAGAAAGAAAGAGGTTTAACAGAATTTAAGGTTGAGGTATCGTCTTCACCTGAAGATATGGATAGAAATCAATTGTCGGGTAAGATTTACATCAAACCAACAAGAGCACTTGAGTTTATTGACATCGAATTCTTAGTGACTCCTACAGGAGCATCTTTCGAAAACATTTAAAATTAAACATAAAGAGGGGAGGAATACCTTCCCTTTTTTTTTAAAAATACAATATGAAAAAAGTTTTATTAGAAGAAAACATTAAAAGATTGATGGAAATTATGAACGTCGAAGTAACCGAAGGGTTTGACGACGAAGGTAATCCTGATTTTAAATACTATGCTTTTGATTGGGATGATAACATTATGTTTATGCCGACGGAAATTATGGTATCTACTTTTGGTGACCAAGAAATAGGTATGGGTACGGCTGATTTCGCCGAGTATAGAAGTAAAATAGGAAAAGAAAACTTTGACTTTAAGGGTCATACTATTACTGGATTCGCTAAGGAACCATTTATTAATTTTGGACCTGAGGGTAATGAACAATTCGTTAAGGATTCTTTAGTTGCGAAAACAGGACCATCATGGGATGATTTCGTAGAATGTATTAATGGAGGTTCAATCTTCTCAATTATAACCGCAAGGGGACATAACCCTGAGTCACTAAGAGACGGAGTAGAGGAGATAGTTAAGGCTGGTAAGGCGGGACTATCGTTCGAATCGTGTGTTAGTTCATTAAAAAAATATAAGGGAGTAATAGAAGGAGATAACGAACAAATGTTCCGAGAATATTTAGATATGTGTGAGTTCCACCCTGTATCTTTCGGTAAAGGTAGTGCTGCTAATCCTGAAAAGGATAAGATTATCGCTTTAGACGGATTTATTAAACACGTTAATAAATTATCTGACGAATTAAAGATGACAATGGAATTGGAAAATGATATCCATAATAACTTTGTACCGAAGATAGGTTTTTCAGATGATGATAAGGCTAACGTAGATAACGTGAAGCAATATTTAGATGACAAAGGAGATGATAGTGTTAATGTATATTACACTAAAGACAATAAAGTAAAAATGTAGATTTTATCCTTACTAGTATATACTAGTAATATTTATATATTTATTATTAGATATTATAAATACTGGTATTATTATATGTTTTATACTGGTATACTAGAAATATGTAGATTTAAAATCACAATGTCAAGTAAGATTGAATATATTTTACAAACACTTGATATTTATAAGTAAATAAAAAAACTAATTAAAAAACAATACAATGGCTGATTTATTAATGAAAATGCCTGTTCCATACGAACCAAAGAAAAAGAACAGGTTTATTTTAAGATTCCCGTCTTCGTTAGGTATTAACGAATGGTACGTAAGTACAACCGCAAGACCCTCAGCGAATATTGGGGCAGTAGAGATTCCTTTCTTAAATACTTCAACATTTGTTGCTGGTAGATTCAATTGGAATACTCTTAACGTGACGTTTAAAGACCCAATCGGTCCTTCAGCTGCACAAGCACTAATGGAGTGGTTTAGATTACACGCGGAGTCTGTTACAGGTAGAATGGGATACGCAGCAGGATACAAAAAGGATATCGAATTAGATATGTTAGACCCAACAGGGGTTGTTGTAGAAAAATGGATAATCCAAGGAACGTTCATTACTGACTTAAACTTTAACGACCTTTCTTATTCAGACGAAGGTTTAGCTGACATTTCAGTTACGCTTAGACCTGATAGATGTATTTTAGTTTATTAATTTTATAACGGCCATAAATAAATTATATAAAGCCCACTTAATTGTGGGCTTTTTTTATGCTTTACAATTAAGTCTTATGGTTTATATTTTAAATAAAACAAGATTATATGAACGATGATAATTATAGAATGGAAATTGCGTTTGACGTAATACCACTACCGTCAGAAGGAGTGTTTTACGCGAATAAAAAAGATTCTATTAAGGTTTCTTACTTAACTGCGACTGATGAGAACATCTTAACGTCACAAAACTTAATTAAGTCTGGTAAGGTCATTGATGAGTTATTACGGGCTAAAATCTTAGATAAGGATATTACAGTGGAAGAATTACACGAGTCAGATAAAGAAGCTATCTTACTATGGTTAAGAAATACGGCCTACGGTTCTATGATTACGCTAGTGGTGACCGACCCTGATACTTCGGAACAGGTTGAGGTCGAATATGACTTACAAAACGTGAAATACAAAAAACTAACTATTAGTTCAGATTCGGAAGGGTTGTTCGAATATAAATTATCAAGTGGTAAGGATATTAAATTCCGTTTTTTAAATACTAAAGACCTTGAAGAGTTAAACCAAATGGACGACCTCTATAAAGATATGGTTATCAAGCCGACAATTACTAAACGATTGGAAAAAATGATAATAGATGTTGACGGAGAGAGGGACCCGATGAAATTATCACACATAATTCAATTCCTACCTATTAAAGATTCACAACACTTCAGACGATTTGTGTCTGATAATACTCCAGGTCTTAACAAGGAGGTAGAGTTAATTCTACCTTCAGGAAAAAAAATACAGACGTTTTTTGGGTTTGGACCAGAGTTTTTTCGTCCTTTCTACGGACTATAAAGCAGTACAATTACAGGAAACTTATTATATGGCAAAGTATCTAAATTTTTCTTATTTAGATATTATGTCTATGCCTGTATTTGAGCGAAAATTTTTACTCAATATGTTAGTCGAGGAAAAGCAAAAAGAGACGGACGGATGGGAAAATAGTAAAAAGGCTAACTAATCCACTTTAAAAAATCATCATTAGATATTTATTGTTATACCACTAATGTGGTTTAAAAATATTAACTATGAGTAAACTAAGCGACATCCAAAAAAAAGTTAGTAATGGAAAGGTTCTAACCAACGCGGAAACCATTTACATGATGGAGGAACTGCAAAAAAAGTCAGGTAAAACATTGAAGGATAGTGGTGATGGTTATGGTTCTATAGTTAATAAGTTAGGGGATGCGAATAGCTCTACATTGAAATGGAATAAAAATCTGGGGAATGTTGCGGATACCGTATTAAAGTTAACTAACATTCTTTCAAATGTGGATTTAACTTTTATTCAAAAAACAACACAATCCCTTAAACTTGCGATGGAGGAGATAATCCAACCGATTATGAATATCGACCAAGCGTTGAGATATGAGATTAATTCCAAGATGGGGATTACGGGGGAATTAGCTCGTAATATTAGGTCTGAAATGGTCGGAGTAGCCAAGGACACTATGGTTTATGGTGTGGGGTTGGAGGATATAAACTCTACTTATATAAAAACTATTTCCACGTTAGGTAGAGCAATACCATTATCTAAAGGGTTGTTAACCGATTTAACATTATCTGCGAAGGCTGCTGGGGTTTCTTTTGAAGCTGCTGGTGAATTCACGGGTAATTTAGAAGGATTGGGTATTGGGTTGGTAAAGGGTCCTAAAATTTTAACCGATATGAGTGAAACGGCTAGGAGTATGGGACTTAACAGTATGTCGTTCATTGAGGACGCAACCAAAAACTTACAATTAGTAAATACTCTCGGGTTTAAAGGGGGTATTGATGGATTCACAAAAATAGCTGCGAAAGCATCATTAATTAAATTTGATTTATCATTGGCGGCGTCTAAGGCGGAGAGTTTGTTTGACCCTGAAAATGCGATTGAAATGGCGGCACAACTTAACGTTTTGGGTGGTGATTTTGGTAGGTTGGGTAATGCTATTGACCTTATGTTTATGCCGACAAATGATATGAATGGGTTTACGGAGCAAATAATGGAGGCTCAAAAACAGTTTGTATCGTTTAACGAGTCAACACAAGAGTTTGAGTCGTCACCCTTAGATTTAAGGAGAGCTCGAGAGTTCGCTAAGGTGATGGGTAAAGACGTCGGAGTAGTGATGAAGGAAGCTAAATCCGCAGCACGTAGAGACATGATAAAGGATAAGATATCTTTTATGCCTAATATGTCTGAGGAAGATAGAGAATTAGTTGCTTCGTTAGGGGTTTTAAGTACCGACGGTCAGGTGACTATTAACGGACAAGCGATTGCGAGTATGGATAATGATGAACTTACCAAATCTATCAGTATGTTAAGACAGGAAGATAAGAACGGTAAGATGAGTCAAATAGATATATTAAGAGAGCAGATGAACATATCGACTGCGGCGAATAACTACTTAAAAAGTATTGCATTTAATATGGGAGCATTTGGTGATGACGGGGGGTTATTTACTCTATTTGGGGATGACTTAAATGATTTAGTCTATAATATGACCGATAAGACTGGTGACGTATTTAAATCCCTTTCTAAATCTATTGAAAACCAAGATGTTAAAGGTATTATGACCATTCTATCGTCTAATGCTGGTCTTGAAAACGAGTCACTTGGACCATTAAGGGATTTTATGTCTAAGATAACGATACCACTCGAACAGATGGGAATAAATGTTAAGGACATTTGGGGTTCAAAAGTCGCGGGTAAAGAAGATGGAGCGGTGACTAAATTAAAATCTCAGGAGAATGAGATGAGGATTCGGAATGAGGAGAAAAGTAATACTCCAGTCCAACTAACGGTTAATAACTCATTTAACGGTAAGGTTCAGAGTAGTGACCTTTTGAAGTCTCAGACGGATGGGGTTAAGAAAAGGATTTTTGATTTGTCGAGTAATATACCATACACCTATGAGAGAGAATAATAATATAAGGAATATTTAATAATATATGTCAAATCTAAGTTTTACAAATACAGAGATAATTAGAAAACAACTTCTAATTAGAAACCTATCTGACTCTTATGGGTATAGTGCGACGTTGCCTAAAAATTTTACGGACGGAGACTATTCAGTACAAAATACTAGTAATTTATCAGTTACCCCACAATTAGATGTTGTTGAGGTAGGGTCGGGAATACAACCTGCGGTGTCGGGGTTAAACATTTACGGACCCGAAGAATACGCATTTCATAGTGTGTCGAGTGTGATTAACGGATTGGGAACTACTTTAAATTATTTCGATAGTTTTACTATTAGTTCTAATGTTGGTGGTTTAATTTCGATAGTGAGTGATGGTGCCGAAACCGCTGAGGGGGATAGTACCATGGTTAGAATTGCGAGAGCGGAACTACAGGGGTTGGTGTTAGAAACTATGGGTGTTAAACTAAAGAGTTCTACGTTGGGTAGAATTAATGTGTTGGAGGCATTTAGTAATCCTGATACTGCGATGGGACTATTAACTGGTAGGGAACCACTTATTGAGAGAGATTATCAAATCACGGTGCCGGGTAGTCCAATTACTAGAGCTGCGGAATACATCGGGAGAGTTTCAGGTGTTGAATTGCCCGTATCATACATACCGGGAGAGTTCTTCGAGAGTAATGTTGAGAAAGGTGGTGTTGAGAAATTTATAGATAAGGCAAAAGAACTTACGGGTAAAATCTTAAATTTAGATTTTAGTAGTGGTAAAAAAACATATAGTCAGAAGTTACTACAATATACTTCAGGAGGACAAAAATCGAGATTATTTAAATCGGTAAATTATAACAAATACCAACCAAACTTTGACTCTTCGACAGACGGAGTGGTCAATAAAGCAATTGGATTTGTACAAGGACTAATCGGGTTAGACCCACCAGACGGAAAATTCTACATAGGGAGTGATACGGTGGACCCTGGGACGTTATTTACGTTCGACAGTAAGTCTACATCGGAAAAGGGATATATGGTCTCAGGACCGTCCCGAATGGTTAAAGAATTTGAGGGTATCACACCTTTAAACACTTACCCTGAAAATGGTAGGAATTATTTAAATGGAACTAGTCCGTTGAATGTTGAGACTCAGTTCGTATGGATTGGTGGTTTAGATGAGGTTCGTGGTGAGATTAATGGTGTTGGGGTACAATCAAATGAGAAGACCTTACCGCCGAATGGTATATTATCTAAGACTCAGGATATCATTGATGATGCTGAGAAACTAACGGGTAATGAAAAACTTAGTCACCCAGGTCATATTATCAGTAACGTATCACACAAGTACTACGATGGTTACAAAGAAATTTCTAAAGGTAATGCCGTTAGAAATGAGGACGATGAATTTTGTCGTGTATGGACCAAAGACCACGGGTATGACAGGTTCGGTAGACTAGTAAGACACAAAGGAATACAAACCACAGGGAGAGTAGTTCCGGGGTCTGTAATCTCCGACCAAATGAATTTAAATATTGGACCAACTAAAGATGAGAACGGAAAACCGTTAAATTTTGGGTTCGATAAGGATTCGGGAAAAAACAAAACAAAATATATGTTCTCTATCGAGAACTTAGCATGGGCTGGTTCATCAAAAATTAAAGAGAGACCTTTATGTGAGCAAGGACCTAATGACGGTAGGATTATGTGGTTTCCACCATATGACTTAAAATATACGGACGATAATAGGGCGAATTGGACTTCACATACATTTTTGGGGAGACCTGAACCAATATATACGTATAATAACTCTGAGAGAACAGGGACACTATCATTTAAGGTGGTAGTTGACCACCCTTCGATTTTTAATTTAATTCGTAGAGAAAACTCTAAAAATGTTAGTAATGTTAAGAAACAGGAATTAATTGATGCGTTTGTTGCTGGGTGTAAAGATTATGATATATATGACTTAGCGACTAAATTTACGACTTTAGATTATAAGGAGTTGGTGTCGTTAGAACAATTTTTAACTGCAAATACTAGTGGAACTCTTAAGTCAGATACGTCAGATACGACGACGAGTAAGTCTCCGGACGTTGTAAATACTACGATAATAGTACCTGAATTTGGTAAACAACCTAAAAAGTTACAACTATATTGGTTTAATGATGTTCCGGGACCTAATAATGCGACTACAGTTATCCCTAATAGTGAGTTTGAAAATGACTTAGACGAATATCTAAGTTTGTTTACTGGTGGAGACTATCAAGAGAAGGCGTTGAAGATTATTGATTCTGACTTAGATAACGTAATGTGGGGTGATACGGACATCGCAATTGGGGATGGTTTATCTGAATTTAAATCGAAGTTAGAGAGTATTAAAAACAGTACGGTAGAACTAAAAACATCGGTAACCAAAACTTTAGCTCAGAATGAGTTGTTTAAGTTTGTAATTACGATTAAAGCTACTACTTCAGAGGTGGCATCCCAATCATATAACAACGCATTGGCGAAAAGACGAGCAGAGTCACTTAAAAAATACTTACTCGATGATGGTAAGTACGATGAAAAAAGAATAACAATTGAATCGGTAGAAACTATTGGGGAGAACCCAGACTTTACAGGTTTTAAATGTAACGAACCACAAGATAATAAAAATGATGGGGTAGACGAAAGAATTTATTCTAAATCGGCAACCTATTGTAGAACCGCTACGGCAACTATTAGTGTTATTGGGGACCCTACTGAAAAGGAGATTGTTGTTGGTCAGACGATTAAAAATACTGATTACAATAAAAAATTTAGTGAGGTTAGTACTACTGATGATTTCAGTCCGATTGACTTACTATTGAAGACAATGCATAGTGAGTGTGATTATTTCAGATTACTGAAAGAGGAAGACCCGATAGTACATGATAATTTAATGGATAAGTTAAAGTACTTCCAACCAGCATTTCACTCTACAACCCCTGAAGGGTTAAATAAGAGATTAACGTTTCTACAACAATGTTTAAGACCCGGTGAAACGATTAAGGTATATGATGAAGGTGGTGAGGAGGTACCAGGGATTTCATCAAATACGTCATTTGGTAAACCGCCAATATCGGTATTAAGAATTGGGGATTTTTACCATAGTAAAATAGTAATTGATAATGTAAATATATCATATGACGAAAACTTAATGGATATGAATCCGGAAGGTATTGGAATGCAACCTATGATTGCTTCGGTTAATATGGGTATAAAATTTATTGGAGGACAAGGCATTTCAAATGTAATCGATGAGTTACAAAATGCGTTATCGTTTAATTATTATGCAAATACTGAGGTGTATGATGACATGGCAACCAAAACTGAAGGTGGAAGGGATAGTGAGAAAATGGATAAATTGGCTAAGAGTATTAATAAAAATATTACGGATTCGTTTGTTGAAACACTTAACGACCCTGAAGTATCTAAAGATGAGGACCAGTTCTGGGGTAATCTTGTGGGTGATGAGGACAGTGACTTAATTCAGTATAACCAATTTTATAATGAATTTGCTGAGGATGTTAATTCATATGTTAATACATTAACTAATGAGGTTGAGACCTTATATGATACTCACGGATATACTGCGGTCTCTACGGTTCTTAACCCTAACGGTAAATTTTGGACTAAAACCATCGTAAGCGTTTCACCATCGGATGAGGTGGAGATTCCATTTATGGGTAGGACGACCGACGACTATAATGTATTATATACCAACCTAATGAAGAAGGTATTGGAGTATGTTGATTTTGTTGAGGATGAGGACTTTTATCATATGTCGTTAAATCCGATATATGTTAGTATTAGAAATAAAGGTTTCAATTTTAATGATAAGAGAAAGGAAGAATTACAATCGATATTATATGATTTCACAGGTAAGGTTGATGAATATTTTAAAGACTTCGGTTCGAGTTTAAATGATATCGTTGAAAAAGTAAGAGAGAGTCAAACGAAATTACAAAAATCATTGGACATCTTAAATATTATTTTAGGGAGTGAGATTGATGGTTATATTAAGGGAATCCCTAAGGAGACTACGGTTAAATATTTAAATAACTTGACGGTAAATAATGGTGACTTAGGTGGTGATGTTAAAAAGGTATTGAATAGTCTTAGTGAATATAACGAGTTTATGTTAGGGGGGTTTGAAGATAACGTTACATTTAAGGATGTGTCGGAAAACTATAATGAATCGGTGGAATTTTTCTACCTTAATATGGTTCCAAAATTCCTAATTGACGATATCTTTGACATTAACATTGAAATACTGAATAATCCGGAATATAAAGATTTTAATCAGGATTTAGTTCGTAAAATTTGTGATGAATTGGAAATTATGATTACGGATGAGATAGAGTTTGAGACGCCGTTTATGGTGTGGGATAAACTTGGACCTACGACCGTTATTTATGATTATAAAATGACTGAAACGACCGACCCGGGGAATGCAACTAAAATTGAGGACTTCTACAATGCGAATTCGAATCCTCAGAATGAGTTGTCTGACTTTTCATGGGTGAAGGTAAATACAAACCACACTAACAACTAAGAATATGCAATACTACGATAGATATAGTGATTTAAATGAAAATGGGGAACATAAGATAGTTCCTGGCATTGTTCTTACGAAAAAGAGTAGTGATATTGTCGTGAAATATAAAAGAAATGTTTCAAGATTAGATAAATTCTCTCAACAATATTATGGGACACCATTCTTTGGATGGTTGATATTACAGGCGAACCCACAAATTGGTGGGTTAGAGTGGAATATTCCTGATGGTTCGACTATAATTGTACCATTCCCTCTTATGTCAACACTTGAGGAATATAAATCTAAAGTGGACGATTATCATTACTATTATGGCAGATAACATATCAAACAAAAAAGGACAAACAATACACGTTCAAACAGAGGAGGGAAATTTAGTCGTTATCGACCCAAATAAGACTGACTCAGTTGATGGGGTAACCTCTGACAGGTATGTCTCACAAGAGGACCTTATTTATTTTGTTAATTTAGAGGCGGATGTATCCCCTCGAAGTGTTTTAGATTTAGGGGCAACAATTAACCCTAACAGGAAAACAGTAGCGTCGGGAACGGTAAATTATTTAGGACCCAATAACGGTAAGTCTATGGATACTAGATGGACTGAAGATTTTACGCAGTCAACTAGTAATAATAATGTTGACGGACCTGTCAATACTAAAACGGTTATTAATGAGTCTGACACCCCAAATTCTGTGGGTTATGAGAACTATGATTATAAATTAGATAACGTATATAATACACAACTTTTAGGGATTAAGGATGTTCAGATAAAAACGCAACCAGATAATTTAAAAACTTCAGTCATAACAATTAGGATGGTTGACATTAGAGGTAAGGCACTTTTTGAAAAGGGACCGGCATCAATATATTCGACGTTTTTTCATTTACCGTATCCGATATTTACATTAACAGTTAAAGGGTTTTATGGTGAGGCGGTAACCTATAGTCTGATTTTGTCTAATGCGGTTAAAGTACAATTTGAAACGGATGGTGATTATTATATTACGGCTACGTTTATGGCGACTAACCAAAAACTATTAAACGATATTAGATTATCAGACGCGATAGTGGCCCCATACCTATATGAAAAAAAGACAATTAGGGAAGGTAATGACGGAGCTCTAAGTGTTTGTAAAAACACTATGGGGTACGATATATTACAGACTATTTACTCGGAATATGTGAGTGATGGGTTGGTGAGTCCGATACTGGCCGAAAAGCCGATGACAATACCACACCTAATGGAGTATGTAAACCAATTGGATATAAAATTAGAAAATAATTTATTCGCGGAGAAAGACATTTCTTTTTTCTCTGAGATTACTAAATATGGTCACCTACTAAAGACCTTAAGTACTGCGGTTACGGAGTGGTTTAGGACATATACTAACGTAGGGAATCCAGTGCCAATTCTTGGTACAAACGATAGTTACGTAATTTTCAAAAAAGAATATTTAGACGGTATCGATAGGAAAGATAAAGTTGATGTATTGACAGGAGACCGTAACGACACCCTTAAAACTATTTTTGATGGGTTCAAAAAGAAATTAGGGGAAGTTAAATATTTTGGAAAGGGTCCGAATACGATAACATTAGAAAACGGAACTAAAGGTAAATCTAAATCGGGGGATGAAATAAGTTTTAACCCGCCAAATCTTTCTAATTTAATTTTCAACGATTTCTATTTTGGTAATGAGAAGAAACGACAAATGCAGATTTATCAATTTGAGGGTAAAGTGGAGAAATTACTTGAAGAGTATAATTCAGAATTTAGTAGTATAAAAGATAAGGTACAGTCGATTTTAGAGAAAACACAGGAAGAGACGTTAGGGTTTAAACCGACATTAAAGAATGTGATGGGAATTATTTTAGCAAACACGGAATGTTTTTTAAGGGTAATGGATGAGACTCATAGGTTAGCGTATAGTCAGAGGACTGATAAGTCGAGAATTAATACGGTTAAGTCAATACCTGAAAACCCTGATAATGTAAACGATAATGTATATCCATTCCCGACAGTATATGGGAAAAACAAAAAGGGGGTTACCGAACAAGTATACCCAGGGGACCCTAAGATTAAGCATCTTACTAAAGGTGCTGACTTGACGGTTTGGCCTGAGGTTAAATTAGTCAATGAATACTTAGAGGTCTTGTTGGAGATTAACGATAATTCTGCAGGTGAATTATGTACCTCGGCGATTGAGGAGTTGGTAGGTACCAACTTAAAGGAAGATAAAAACATAAACATTTTCTCATCTGATGTAACACTTAATGATTCGATTTATTCGGATGCTGAGTTTACTAAGATAACGTATGGGATTTATAATAGAATAATATATTCGGTATTTGGGACTGGGTTTTCAATAGATACGATTAAGTCGTTAGCTAAGGAAGACGCTAAGAACGTAACGAAAATAATAAATAGGTTGAATAGTGGTCGAAAATTATTCACTAATGAGACGACTTTCTTTAGTCAGTTATTTAATGAAAATTTCTTACAAAAGGATACCTCACTTATTGAGGAAGCGAAGGAAAATAGATTGACTAAGTCATCAGAAAAAACTTTGGAGGACGAGAACTCGTTTAGAGTTATAAGTGATGGGGGTTCGGGTAAATCAATCGAAGACGGAGATAAGGTTTTCAAAAAAGAATTTAAAAGTTACGTTACGAACGGATTTGAACCATACCCTTTCACTGATAGTGATTGGGTTAGTAATAATTTGGAGTATGGTAACAATGTTTTTAATAGGTCTAAGAGTTACGAGTTTAATACTGACTATAATTATCCAACATCTACGGGTGGTGAAGATGAGATTAGTTTAATAACTTACTACGACCCATTACTAACCCCAGGGTTTGTTACTACGGATAACTTAATCGCGAGAGCGTATTGGTTATTACAAACACAAAAAACGAAATCACTATTGGATGTTTATTCTGATGAAGGAGTTAAAGAAAATTACTTTGCGAGGTTTTTAGGTGGGGATATTAAGGAAATTTCGAAACTACAAATGTTAAAGTGGGGTTCGGCGTGGTATAGGTATACTCAGAATAAAATTGATGGGGTGGACATTATGAGTGAGATATGGAAAGATTTAGATATCTCACAATACAACGGTCTTGGTCTATCGATTAGTGGGGATGACAATACATTTGTGTTTGATAAAAACGCGAATCGTTTCGATGTTGGATTCTACCCGGAACTTAACGCTAAGATTTTAAGTGGTCTGTTAGGTGAGGAAATTGAAGTGTCTGACTTACAGGGGTTAATTGATAGTGGGTCCCTTATTATTAAAAAGGGTGCTCCGATTAAGATAATTCCTGACGTGATTGACGATACTACCGTTTTTAGATATATCTCTCCGTGGAAATCATATTTCACTGGAAGGGACGATAACGGGGATTTCATGTATGTTAATTTACCCTCATTTGTTGAGCACTTAACGGATAAAATTGATACGATTAAAGAGGATGAGGTCCACTTGATTATCAACGCATCGATTAATCAGTCGTGGGATGATAGTATTAATGTTGTTAGGATGAGTAGTCTTGAATGGAACAACCCTTCGATGATACCGTCATCGGATAAGTTCATATTTGATAAGGATGGGGAATTTACGGGTGAATCTATTGAGTCACTAAGTTCGCTATTTAGTTATCAATCATTGGAGAAATTTAAAGATATGTTTTTAGACTTTTCTAGGTCTAAGGATGAAATTGTGGTGGGGGAAATAGTTGCGGAGGACCTATACGGGAACCTAATAAGTGTTGAAAATGTAGGGTACTCAAGTGATAACGGAGAAAGTATAAAGGATATTGGTTTAGATGTAACTGAAATGGTTTCGTTTGATAAGTCAATTAATGTTGAGTATTCGATTATATCGTCATTAACTAATACTAATATTAGTAGTGGAATAAAGACAGACCCATATGTGGGGATAGATTATACCCTGTTTGATGTGATTAACGGACCACTTTCCAACGGTAGTGTTAACATTAAAAGAAGGTTTTTCTTCGAGTTAATGGATATAGACGCTAGTGAGGATAACATGATAAAATACAAGGGTATCGTGTCGGTTTTTGCTCAGTGGGTAAAAGATTTAGATGTATCGACAATCGACGGAGATACGTTCAAGTCGTACCTAACCAGTACCGTAATGTTAGGTGTTGTGGATAAGTTAGATACCTATACCGAAACTATGTTTACATACCTTAAGGGTAGTGTTGTGATTGATGGGGAGACTGAGGAAATAGCAAAAACAAATAAGTCCTTAGGGGATAATTATGACGTACATAATTCTATCTATAGGTCATTGAAAAATATAAACGACGCTTGGATTGGTGGTCGTATGAGTTGGAAGAAAACTAACTTAGCGAAATTATTCAAATATCTTAATTATCATAACGAACCGATAGGAGATGATTTTATAATGGACGTCAGGATAATCAAAGACCATTTTGAGTCAATGAAAAAGGGTAAGAGTATCGGTAGTTTCATTTCTATGTTACTGAAAGGTAATTCACTATCGGAACCGATTTCTATGGGGGCTAGTACGAATTACTTTGGTAATTTAGTGAGTAGTGACGATAAGATTAAAGACGCGGGTAAAGTAGCTGAGAGTATCTTTGGTGTTCACACTAAAGTTAAGTCCAACTCACTACCTGGGTTCGTAGTTTATTTTAGGTCACACTCTTCTGAGTATCTAAAGATTAAGAAGTCCAATTTTGGGTATCGTGATGATGGTGTGGATTTAGCGTCAGGTAAGAAAAATGCATTATCAAGTCAGGTACTGACGAAGAAGAGGATTACTGAGGGTAATCGAGGTATTAGTTTCAACGTCGACTTTGGGGTTCAAAATCAAAATATGTTTACCGATTTTTCGATACAATCACATGATGGTGCGAAGTCGGGTGAGGAGTTAATCGTGGTTGAAAATTTAGCAAACCAAAATAATGGGGCGTCTACGACTACTATCGCAACTAACTTAATGGAGTTGATGAAGACTAGGGTTTACTCGTGTACCATTAAATCTATGGGTAATGTAATGATACAACCTTTTATGTATTTTAATTTGAGATTCATACCGATTTACTCTGGGTCTTATATTATATTGTCAGTTGAACATTCAATGTCTCCGGACACTGGTATGGTAACGACTTTTACAGGGGTTAGAATATCGGAGGTTGGATTAGGTAGTCTTAATAACGCGATGGTTAAGGCTAATGTGTCCTTATTAGAAAGTTTAATTAAGAAGTTAAATAATAAGGTACAAACCCTTAAATCCGCTAAGGACCTACCACAATACTCTGGTGATACGAACGAACAAGGAGGGGTTAACGAGGCGATTACTAAACAAGGTAATTGTAAACTATCGAGTCGATGGAAAGAACTTGAGTTATACCAAATTAAGAACACGTCGACGACTAAGTCAAATAAAGAAATGGTTGACTATTCGATATTAGCGGTCCAAGGGTTAGATTTAACTAATGAGGGAAAAGAAAACTTAGCGAGATACGTATTCTCTGTTGTTAAAAGAGAGCAGGGTAGGGGTAACGGAGCTAGATTCTATCATGATAATCCATTTGGTTATCACGTAGATAATGGGAGTACACAAGCATTTAAGAAAAATGTTAAGGGGTATTTTTGTCCTATGGTTAGTGATGGGTATAAAAGGGCTACGGCGTTATTCCACAACCCAAATACGGAGAGTGTTGATATTGGAATCCCGAGAGCATTAAACTCTTTTGCGATTGATATGAAATCTAGAGGTGAGAACTTTTTTAATGACAGTTCATTTTGGGATACTGACAATGCTGGTTCCGAGACATACTTAGCGTCTTTATGGGCGTTCAGATGGAACACGTCATACAAAGCAATTAAAAGTGGGGGTCGTAAAGGGGTGTTAATCACCGACTTCACAAATGGAGAGGTTAAATACAAGGGAGGTAAAACTAAAAAGTACCAAAGTAGTATAAAAAGTTTTAAATCGTTCATGGGAATCTTTAATAGATTAAAATAACTAACATTTCATTGTTAGACTATATTTATATGTAAACCAAGTTATGGAAAATAATAAATTACAAAACGCGTTAAATCAGTTTTTAGGTAAGAATGTTGTCGTAGAAGACAAAGGGGAATACCAAGAAGTATGTGACCTACAAACTGGTGATTGTTATACGATAAGGACTAAAGACGGTCTAATCGAAAGATTAGATAAGAAGTTCGTAACGGAAGACGGAAGAACATTATTAAGAGGTTAAACCTTATTCTTATGAAAAAAACAGAAAAAACACTTTTAAAGGAAGAATTATCTAGATTCTTATCTATTGGAAAATATGTGGTAAACTTAAAGGAACAGGAAGAAGAGGATTTTGAATCTGATGAACCTGCGATTGACGGTGGTGAGGAATTAGATATGGACGAACCAGTTATCGATGATATGGAGAGTACTGATGAATTGTCGGTTGATGGTATGGAAAGTGCTATTGAAGGTGGTGAGGAATTAGATATGGAAGAAGCTCCGTCTGAAGATACTGAAGAGGTTGATGTAACTGATTTGGTAAATGGTCAAAAAGAATTGGAGGGTAAATTTAAAGATACTGAGGATAAAATCGGACAGTCAATGGAAAAAGTTGATACGGTTTTTACTAAGTTAGATGATTTAGAGACTAAGATAGGTGAGTTGGATAAGTTATATGGGGCGATTGACACATTAGGTCAAAAGATAGACCAGTCTAAACCAAAAACACCGGAAGAGAAATTAGAATTACGTTCTTTAGATTCTTATCCATTTAATCAAAAATTGACGGATTTCTTTGATGAGAAAGAGGTTGAAATGGAGGCGACAGGGAAAAATGAATATATATTAACTACTGACGATGTTTCAAATATGTCGGATAAAGAAATTAAGGATTCTTTTGTGGTTAACAAAGATACGGATGGAGAATAATATGAAAAAAATTAGACTAACGGAAAAAGATTTGCAGTTGATGGTTGAAACGGCTATCAAACAACAGAAAAGTAAGTTATCTAAGTATGAGTCTGTTGATGATATTGCGGATTGGTCTAGAACCATATCGATAGTATCTGGAGACGATTTTAAATACTTAAATTCGAGTAGGTTTAGAGTTGCGTCCGACAGTGATAATGAGTACTTAGCTCATTGGGACCACAAATTACAGAAAGGATTTTTTGATGAGATGAGTTTAATCCCTACGGATGTATTAGACTCGTTAGGTATTGTTTCGGATGATAAGGACTATGAATATATTTCAGGTCTTAATGACGTCCAACTTTCAGAAGGAGAGGGTGGAGATACCAAGAATAGTAAGATACCTTTATGTGTTAGAGGTAAAGCAGCTGCTAAGGCGAAATTTGATACTTACCCGTCGTCATACTCTAATGGATTTGCGGTACAAGTTTGTTCAGGAAAATCTAAGGGATTGGATGGAGTGAAGAAATGTTCGGGTAGATTCTGTAAAGGGAAGAAATAAAACAAAAGACTTTATTAACTATATAAAAAGGATTATCATTTGGTAAACCTTTTTTTTATGTCATTTTATTACCGTTACGGACAACTTGAAACCACCCACCCATGGGATAGACCGACGTGGGAAAAATTCTACCAATGGTGGGATGAAATGAAGACGATGGACGGTCTTGAGGATTATGAGTTATATGTTGTTGGTGGTATGTTACATGACCCTGAGACTACGTGGGATGTTGACGTATTAATAACTGGTAGACCTAAAGACTTAGATGTCTTAGGGGAAATCATCACTAGAGGTCGAGACTTAGCGATTAATAAGTATCACATATTTGTTGATTTATTTTGGTACTCTAGTATTGAATTTTGTTATGAGGAGGTGATTGAGGAGAACGTTAAGTTCTACATAAGAGGTACGATATGTGGGGATGAAGTGAAAATGAGGGACGGAGTTATCCTCATTGAGGATATTATCGGTGTCGATAAAAAAATGGAGGGAAATCTTAAATTCCCTGTGGATTTCCAAGTCGGAGTACAACCAAACGAAAAACAAATACATAAGGGGTTGAACCGTAATTGGCAACCACCAATTCTACTGAAAAGAGAATAAAACTCAAAATATTTTAGTTGACTTTCAATGAATTTTGATTACCTTTGTATAGGGTTAAATAACCAAACAAGGGAAACAAGGTTCAATAACCGAACAATAATTTAATAACTAAAAACAGTAAAAATGTCAAACATTCTAGACGCAGTATTGCAACAGTATGAGTCGAATAAAATCGACACATCGTCTTCATCGGGTAAGATGTCACAAGACGAAAGATTAAAAAAGTATTTCACCACTATCTTACAAAATGGTGAGAGAGAAGGTCAGAAACGTATTCGTATTCTACCTACAAATGACGGAACTTCACCATTCAAAGAAGTATGGTTCCACGAAGTTCAAGTCGGAGGACGTTGGATGAAAATCTACGACCCGGGAAAAAACAAAGGAGAACGTTCACCTCTTAATGAGGTTAACGAGGCGTTGATGATGACAGGTACAGAGCAAGATAAGGTTTTGGCTCGTCAATATAAACCAAAAAAATTCTATATCGTTAAGGTTATCGACCAAGATAAAATTGCGGATGGGGTTAAGTTTTGGAGATTCAAACACAACTATAAAGGTGATGGTATTTTAGATAAAATCATTCCAATTTGGAAGAATAAAGGTGATGTTACGGACGCTGAGAAGGGACGTGATTTAATTTTATCATTATCGTTGGTGAAAGCACCAAACGGAAAAGAATATACTAACGTATCGTCTATCATGTATGATGACCCTACACCGATATCTGAGGATACGGACACAATGGAGACATTCTTAAAGGATGAGATGACATGGGAAAACGTTTACTCTAAAAAACCTGAAGAATATTTAGACGCTATTGCTCAAGGGCATGAACCACGTTGGAGTTCTGAGGTTGGTAAATATGTTTACGGTGATGGTTCACAAACTATCGAAATTTCAGGGGGAACGTCTACGACTAAAGCCGTTGAAATTGCTCCAATCGCGGCGACTATTGTTGACACACAGGCGGGTGCAGCAGTGAATGAGGACTTACCGTTCTAATAAAAACAATATGATGGTAACGACACAAATGTCGTTACCATCTTTTATATAACAAAACATGGCAATTAAGAAAAAAGACTTTAACACTATTAAGGCTAAGTTTTCTAAACAAGCTAAATTCAAGGCAGATAAATTCTACGATTTGGGTAAGGCGTTTTTAGATGCTACGGGTTTACCGGGACCGGCGATGGGACATATTAATATGTTCTTAGGACATTCGGATACGGGTAAAACCACGGCGTTAGTAAAAAGTGCGGTAGACGCACAAAAGAAGGGGATATTACCAGTATTCATTATTACCGAACAGAAATGGGATTTTCCACACGCGAGATTGATGGGGTTAGAAGTTGAAGAGGTGGTCGATGAAGAAACGGGTGAGATTGAATTTGACGGGTTTTTCCTATTCAATAATCACTTTGAATATATTGAACAAATCACTGACTATATAAACGAATTGTTGGACGCACAGGAAAAAGGTGAATTGGACTATGATTTATTATTTCTATGGGATTCCGTGGGGTCCATACCGTGTAAGATGACGTGGGATGGTAAAGGAGGTAAACAACATAACGCCTCGACATTGGCTGATAAGATAGGTATGGGTATTAATCAAAGGATTTCAGGTTCTAGACGAACAGACAAACCACATACCAACACACTATTAGTGGTAAATCAACCGTGGGTTGAGTTACCTGATAACCCATTTGGACAACCTAAGATTAAGGCTAAGGGTGGGGAATCACTGTGGTTAAATTCAACATTAGTATTCTTATTTGGTAATCAAAAGAACGCGGGAATAACAAAGATTTCAGCGGTTAAGAATAAAAGGAAGATTAAATTCGCTACGAGAACTAAGGTATCTATAATGAAAAATCACGTAAACGGATTAGGTTACGAAGATGGTAAGATTATGGTCACACCTCATGGGTTCTTAGCGGGTAAAGATGCTGCAGAGGAAAAGAAATCGGTTGAAAAATACAAAGAAGAGAATTCAGAATTTTGGAAAACACAATTAGGTGTTGACGGAGATTTCGGGTTTGATTTTTAGTAACAAACAAAAAAAGAAGTTGAACGTATATAGTGAGAATACATGAAAAATACATTAATTGTCGATGGAGACAATTTATTTAGAATTGGATTTTACGGAGTTAAGAACTTTTACTCAAAAGGACAACACGTAGGTGCTATATATCACTTTTTAAATACACTTAAGAGACATCTTCAGACCTATAACTACAACAAGATTGTTGTGTTTTGGGATGGGTCTGAAAATTCCTCTTTCAGAAGGAAACTATTTCTTCACTACAAAGATAATCGTAATTCAAGAAATTTAACGGAAGAACAACAAGAATCATTCACGACGCAAAGGAATCGGGTTAAACAATACTTAGAAGAGTTATTTGTTAGGCACGCGGAGTTCCAACTATGTGAGGCTGATGATGCGGTTGCATTCTATTGTCAAAATTCGGAAGGAGAAAAGAAGGTAATATTCTCTTCGGATAAAGACTTAACCCAACTTATAAGTAATGAGGTGAGTATCTATTCGCCAAGTAATTCCTATATGTATGAGAAGGGAGATAAAATCGTTTTAAATAAAATTGATTTCCCATCATATAATGTTGCTCTCACTAAAATCTTCGTCGGAGATAAGAGTGATAATATCGACGGGATACATTATTTAGGTGAAAAAACCTTTGTAACTTTATTTCCTGAGGTTTTGGAGAGAGAGTTAACGGTTGAGGAGATTATGGAAATGGCGGAAACCAAATTTAAGGAGGATAATAAGAATCGATTATTAGCTAACATATTAACGGGGAAGACTAAGAGAGGTGTATTTGGAGAAGAATTTACAGTAATAAATAAACAAATCGTGGATTTAACCGTACCTTTGTTGACTGATGATGCAAAAAATGATATCATTGAGTTAATAGAACAACCTATGGACCCGAGTGGTCGTGGGTGGCAAAATCTAATTAAAATGATGCATGAAGATGGGTTATTTCAATTTTTACCAAGAAAAGATGACGGATGGACGGAGTTCTTCACTCCATTTCTGAAGTTAGCGAGAAACGAAAAACAAAAATTTAGTAATACAAACAAAAGAAGAAGAAAATGAAACAAACAAAAGACGACAATTCAACAAAGTTTGAATTCCTACTGAGATTAAATGATAATATTGTATGTCAAAGGTATTTTAATGTGAAGGGTCACAACCCTAAAATGATTAAATCTTTGGATTTACATGAAGAATTGGCTAGCGTTGTTGGGGAAATCCAACTCCAATTAATTGAGAAAACTCATAATTATATGTCAGAAAATGTCTCACAATATTATAGTGGACGTGAAGATGAGGGTGAGATTGGGAATACGGATTTTTTCACTATTACGATACTTAAAGACGAAAAAACTTTAATTACTCGTTATTTTGAAGCTCACATCTACCCACCTAAGGTTAGATTTACGGTGGACATTAGACCGTCGTTGAGAAGAATTTTAAAAGGATTCACTGACGTATTGTCAGGTAGAAATCCTACTACAAACTACTTAACTCAAGCTCTTTAATAGTATTTATTTCTTACAGGCAAGTAAAACAAAAACATAATTATGAAGGATAAAAATTTCGGGTACCTAGGACATACATTCCAGATATCATTGTTGAATCTCTTAGTTGAAGATAAGAGATTTGCGACGACAATTATCGATGTAGTTGACCCAAGGTACTTTGATAATCAGTATTTTAAGTTAGTTGCTCAGATGATTAAAGAGTACCATAAAAAGTACGAAACATCCCCATCATATGAGGCTTTAGAACAAATAGCTAGATTAGAGGTAACACAGGAAATGGCTCAAAGAAATATCATGGATATGATAATTCAGATTAAGTCACATGAGGTATTAGATACTCTATTCACACAAGAAAAGGCTACTAAGTTCTGTAAGCAACAAGAGTTGGGTAAGGCAATGGTCAAGGTTAAAGAAATCATGGATAAAGGTGATTTTGAAAACTACGAGAAGGCGGAACAATACATTAGAGAGGCGTTACAGGTAGGTGAAAAGGATTTAGGGACACAGGATGTTTTTGACCATTTGGCTACCGTATTAGAAGATGACTACCGTCACCCAATTCCAATGGGGATTGACGGAATCGATAACTTACTGAATGGTGGGTTAGCGAAGGGAGAGTTAGGGGTAATACTAGCACCTACAGGTGTTGGTAAGACAACGGTACTAACTAAAATTGCGAATACCGCATATAATTTAGGGTATAATGTTCTTCAGATATTTTTCGAAGATAATCCTAAAATTATACAACGTAAACATTTCACGCTTTGGACTGGGATTGCTCCTAGGGATTTGTCAGAACAAAGAGATGTTGTATTTGACAAAGTGAATGAGATTAAGGCTCAGAACAAAGGAAGGTTAATTTTAAAGAAACTTCCGTCGGATACGTTAACAATCCACCAAATTAAAAACCAGGTCCGAAAGATAATTGCAGAGGGAACAAAAATCGATTTGATTGTGTTTGACTACATTGATTGTGTCGCACCTGAGAAATCATTTAGTGGTGACGAATGGAAAAGTGAAGGGTCGGTGATGAGACAATTCGAGGCTATGTGTTACGAATTTGATATTGCTGCGTGGACTGCGACTCAAGGTAACCGAGCGTCTATTTCGTCTGAAGTGGTAACTATTGACCAAATGGGTGGTTCTATTAAGAAAGCACAAATTGGTCACGTAATCATATCGATAGCGAAGTCATTACAACAAAAAGAATTGGGATTAGCTACCATCGCAATTACCAAAAGTAGATTAGGACAGGATGGTATTGTCTTTGAGAATTGTAAGTTCGATAATGAATTAATCGATATCAGTACTGAACAGACGAATACGTTCTTAGGGTTCGAAGAAAACAAAGAAGAAAAACGTAGGGATAGAGTAATCCAAGCGTTAGAACGAAGAAAACAAACATTAGATAATAAAGTATAAAAAACATTAAAATTATTATGGAGAACAACATAGAGCCAATATTAGAGGAGAATAAAAGTCGTTTCGTACTATTTCCGATAGAGCATCACGACATATGGGATTGGTATAAAAATGCGGAGTCGTCGTTTTGGACGGCAGAGGAGATAGATTTATCTGCGGACCTGAATGACTGGGACGGGTTAAATGATGGGGAACAACATTTTGTTAAAAATGTATTGGCGTTTTTCGCCGCGTCGGATGGGATTGTAAATGAAAATTTAGCGGAGAACTTCGTTAGTGAGGTACAATATACTGAGGCGAAATTCTTTTACGGATTTCAAATTATGATGGAGAATATCCATTCAGAGACATACTCATTGTTAATCGATACGTATATCAAAGACAAAGAAGAGCAAAACAAACTATTCAATGCTATTGATACGATACCGGCGGTTAAGAAAAAGGCCGAATGGGCACTTAAATGGATTGAATCTCCGTCATTCGCGGAGAGATTAGTTGCGTTTGCTGCGGTAGAAGGGATTTTCTTTTCAGGGTCATTTTGTTCGATTTTTTGGTTAAAGAAGAGAGGATTGATGCCAGGTTTAAGTTTCTCGAATGAACTTATTTCTCGTGATGAGGCATTACATTGTGATTTTGCGGTTCACCTACATAACGAACATTTAATTAACAAAGTTCCGACTGAGAGAATTAGAGAGATTTTACTTTCAGCGTTAGAGATAGAAAAAGAATTCATTTTAGAGTCGTTACCCGTATCGTTAATCGGTATGAACTCAGACTTAATGAGACAATATTTAGAGTACGTAACGGACGGTCTGTTAGTATCATTAAAATGTGGAAAAGAATTTGGGGTGGAAAACCCATTTGATTTTATGCAGAACATCGCATTACAGAATAAGACTAATTTCTTTGAGAAGAGAGTGGCGGAATATTCTAAGAGTGGTGTTGGAGATAAAGAAAGTAGTTCATTGGTAGACCCATTTGCGTTTGACGGGGATTTTTAAAAAAAGATATGAGTAATATGAAAGTAATAAAGAGAGATGGTTCTACGGACACAGTTCGTTTAGATAAAATCACACTAAGAATAAAAAAACAAACATATGGGTTAAATATGGATTATGTTGATTACAACGCAGTAGCGATTAAAGTAATCACGGGTCTATATGACGGGGTAACTACGGATGAGTTAGACAACTTAGCCTCAGAGACTGCGGCTTCGATGACTACCATTCACCCTGACTATTCAATATTGGCGGCTCGTTTATCGATAACGGCATTGTATAAGAACATTGATAAAAATTTTACGTCGGTCGCGAAAACATTATATACGTATGTGGAACCTAAGACAGGTTTACAGGCGGGTATGATTTCAGATGGGACGTATTCGGTAATTGAAAAACATGGTGATGAACTGAACAAGATGATTGTTCACGACCGTGACTTTAATTTTGATTATTTCGGGTTTAAAACTTTAGAGAAGTCTTACCTATTAAAAGTTAACGGTAACGTTGCTGAGACACCACAACACCTATATATGAGAGTTGCGGTGGGTATATGGGGTGATAATTTAGTTGAGGTTGAAAGAACGTATAATATGTTATCAACGGGAGTTATGACACACGCAACCCCAACACTATTTAATGCTGGTACTAAAAGACCTCAATTATCGTCATGTTTCCTGTTGGATGTTGACGAAGATTCTATTAGAGGAATTTATAAAACATTGGCTGACTGTGCTGCGATTTCACAATCTGCTGGTGGTATAGGAATTAACATTCATAAGATACGAGCTAAAGGGGCGTACATAAAGGGTACTAACGGTACGTCTAATGGTATTGTTCCAATGTTAAAAGTCTTTAACGAGACTGCTCGTTATGTGGACCAAGGTGGTGGTAAGAGAAAAGGGTCGATTGCGGTTTATATTGAACCATGGCATGCCGACATCTTTGACTTCTTAGAGTTAAGAAAGAATCACGGTAAAGAAGAGATGAGAGCGAGGGATTTATTCTTAGCAATGTGGACTGCGGATTTATTTATGAAGAGAGTTTCGGAAAATGGTAAGTGGACACTCTTCTCGCCTGACGAAGTTCCCGGATTGATAGACGCATATGACGACGGTGAAGATAAGAAATTCACCCTTTTATATGAGCAATATGAGTCGGAAGGTAAAGGTAGAACGATAATGGCCCGAGAGTTATGGGCTAAGATAATAGAGTCTCAGATTGAGACAGGAACGCCTTATATGTTATATAAGGACGCCGCGAATGCTAAGTCAAACCAAAAGAACTTGGGAACTATCAAGTCGTCAAACTTATGTACTGAAATATTGGAATATACCGATAAAGATGAAACTGCGGTTTGTAATTTAGCCTCGATAGCACTACCAAAAATGGTTGAAATACCTACGGGTAAGGTTCGTTCACAAAACAAAGAGTTAAGAACGTTTGATTTTGATATGTTATATGAGGTTGCGTATAGGACCACTATTAACCTTAACCAAGTGATTGATATTAATTATTACCCAACACCTGAGACTAAGAAGTCTAACTTTAGACACCGTCCAATAGGTATAGGTATTCAAGGGTTAGCTGACGTATTTGCAATGTTAGGGTTACCGTTCGAATCTGAGGGGGCGAGTCAACTAAATAAAGAAATATTTGAAACAATATACTTTGCTGGTGTGGTAGCATCCAATGATATGGCAAAAAAACACGGACATTACGAGACCTTTAGAGGTTCTCCGATGTCTGAAGGTAAATTTCAGTTTGATATGTGGGGTGTTTCGGCAGACCAACTATCAGGACGATGGGATTGGGAAACACTAAGAGGTGAAGTAGTGGAACACGGGGTTAGAAACTCATTATTATTAGCCCCAATGCCGACGGCATCTACTGCTCAGATATTGGGTAATAACGAATGTTTTGAACCATTTACCGCTAATATATATAAGAGAAATACTTTGTCTGGTGAGTTTGTAATAATTAATAAGCACTTAATCCAAGATTTAGTTGCTTTGGGTGTGTGGAATGAAAATGTTAGATTACAGATGTTTGCGGGTAACGGTTCGGTACAACACATTAATGAAATACCTCAAGAGGTTAAGGATAGATATAAGACGGTATGGGAATTATCCCAAAGAGGACTTATTGATATGGCGGCTGATAGGGGGATATTTATTGACCAATCACAATCAATGAATTTATTTATGGAGGATGTAAACGCGGCTAAGTTGACTGCGGCTCATATGCATGGATGGAAAAAGGGATTAAAGACGGGTATGTATTACCTTAGAACAAGGCCAAAAACAGAAGCACTTAAAGGGTTAGGTATCGATATGACTAAAATCAAAGAGATTCCAAAGGAAGAGGTAAAGATTGTGTCGGCACTGCCGGAGCAAATTACGATTAAAACTGATGAACAATTATTAAAGGATATGGTGTGTTCACTGGATAATCCTGATGATTGTGAGGCTTGTGGGTCATAAAATGATAATAATATAATGTAAGGGGATGTGAAAACATTCCCTTTTTTTATTAAAACTATTTAAAAACCTAAAAAAAGAGTTAGTTTAATATTTATATAGAAACAGTAAATAATGGCAGACGCATTTAATTTTGGGATTAACTTTCCATTTACCGAATCTAAGGACGGAAAGTACTTAGACCTTACCTCGACTAGTGGTGATGAAGTTAGAGCGTCATTAATACATTTATTATTGACACGAAAAGGTAGTAGGTATTATTTACCATCGTTTGGAACAAAATTATATGAGTATCTTTTTGAGCCAATGGACCAATCGACATTTACTAAAATGCAGACTGAGGTTACTGAGTCGGTTAGGGAATTCTTACCGAACGTAACTATAAATAAAATAGAGGTAACTCCGTACTTAGATACTGAGGAATCGCCTGGGGAATATGTTACTGGGTTGGACGAAAGACTTTATAGGTCGGCTGCCGATGGTACGGAAGAGTATACAGTAAAACTAAGGATTGACTATTCAAGTAATTATGGTCAGTTCAAACAAAGGGATTATGTTATAATTAATTTATAAAATGGCAGAAAGAATATCATACACAGAAAGAGACTTTTTAGGGTTAAGAAATGAGTTAGTTAACTTAACTAAAGAGTATTATCCTGATTTAATTCAGAACTATAACGATGCGTCTTTATACTCAGTATTTTTAGACATGAATGCCGCTATCGGGGATAACTTACATTATCATATTGATAGAACGATGCAGGAGACGGTATTGGATTTTGCTCAGCAAAAACAGTCGATATATAATATTGCCAGAACGTATGGTTTAAAATTACCTGGAAAGAGACCATCGGTTTCTTTAGTTGATTTTACTATTACGGTACCGGTTTCGGGGGATAAGGAAGATGCTAGGTATTTGGGGTTACTTTCACGAGGAGCTCAAATAACGGGTGGTGGTGAGATATTTGAAACTGTTTACGATATTGATTTCTCTTCTCCATATGACCTTAAGGGTAATCCAAATAGAACTAAAATTCCGATTATAGATGCGAGTGGTAATATCACGGCATACAATATGACGAAAAGAGAGGTTGTTGTTAATGGAGTTACTAAGGTTTTTAAAAAAGTTATTAGACCAACGGATGTTAAACCATTCGCGAAGATATATTTACCTGACAATGATGTTTTGGGTATTGTTGGGGTAATTGAAAAACAAGGGACTACGTTCACTGCGATTCCATCGGATTCTGACTTCTTATCGTCAAAGACTAAGTGGGAGGAAGTTAAGAGTTTATCTCAGGACAGAGTTTTTGTACCTGACTATACATCACCTTCAGACCAACCAGGTTTAGTTAGGGGAAAATATAAGACTGTTAATCGAAGATTCATTAATGAGTTCACACCTGAAGGGTTTTCATTTTTAACCTTTGGTGGTGGTAATACATCCGCTCAGGACCAATTTGACACATTTGTTGATTTAGATGGCAATTATGACCTATTGGATTTCACGAATAACCTATCATTAGGTAGGTCACTTAAACCAAACACGACACTTTTCATTAAGTATCGAATAGGTGGTGGTATCACATCGAATGTTGGTGTTGGATTATTGTCAGGGTTAGGTGATTATGACTTAACGATGACGGGACCGTCACAAACAGTAAATACGAAAGTAATTAACTCTCTAAGAGGTGCGAATGTAACTGCCGCTATTGGTGGTGCCGACAAACCTTCGTTGGAAGAAGTTAGAAATATGGTAGCGTTTAACTTTGCGGCTCAAGAGAGAGCGGTAACACTTAATGATTACCGAATATTAATTAAGACCATGCCAGCAAAATACGGGGCACCTTCAAAGGTTACCGTATATGAGGAGGACAATAAGATACGTATTAACCTACTTTCTTATGATTCTAATGGTAACTTAACCTCTAAGGTCTCAAATGTCCTTAGACAGAACATTGCTGAATACCTTTCGGAATTTAGAATGATAAATGATTATATCGAAACTGAGGTTGCAGAAATCATCGACTTAGGTATTGAAATTGATGTTATATTGGATAAGAAAGTAAATCAAACGGAAATCATCTCTAAGATAATCACGGAGGTTACTGACTTTATGGATATTGATGGGAGAGACTTAGGTGAGCATTTATTTGCAGGTGAACTAAGACAATTAATTAATTCACAATCGGGAGTTGTTAACATTACGGATTTACGTATGGTTAATAAGACTAGTGAGGGATATTCGGATAGTAAAACGGCACAATCATATGTGGATGAAGATACTCAACAGATTAGGTTATCGGACGAGACTCTATATATGAGAAGTAACCAAATTTATCAAATCAGATTCCCTAAGAAGGATATTGTAGTTAGAGTTAAAACACTTTCAGCTCCAATCGTTGGATAATCTTTACTAAGTACATAGATTTACTATTTTTCTAAAGAGAAAATACGCCAAACAGTATTTATTTAAAAGAAGAATTATGTCAAAATCAATTAGAATACGAACGGAACCCGGTGTCGATACAAACATAAAGGTTAATATCGAGCAGGATTTCGATACTTTAGACATTTTATCTCTTAAGATGACTCAGACTGAAGCCTACACTAGTTTATGTGCGGATTTCGGAGTGGTTGTGGGTAGAGTTTTTACCAACGGAGGGTATGGTATCCCAAATGCAAGAGTTTCTATTTTTGTACCAATTGAGGACTTAGACGAGGACAATCCAGTTATTAATGAGATTTATCCTTATAAGACAATATCGTCTCGTAATGAGGAAGGATATCGATATAACCTACTACCAAAAACAAAACAACATTCAGGGCACACACCAACAGGTACTTTCCCCTCTAAATTAGAGGTTCTTACGGAAGACCGTGTATTGGAAGTGTATGAAAAATATTACAAATATAGTGCGAAGACTAATGACTCAGGTGACTTTATGTTATTTGGGGTTCCATTAGGTTCCCACACATTACATTACGACTTAGATTTATCTGATATTGGTTCGCAATCTTTAGTTCCTTACGATTTCGTATATGAAGGGGTGTCTCCTGAAAAATTCGAAAATGCGTATACGTTTATGTCGTCCGATAATTTAGATGGATTACCACAGGTGGTATCTACACAAAAAACTATTAATGTTGAGCCTTTTTGGGGTAACCCAGAATTGTGTCAAATAGGTATTACTCGTTCAGATTTCGATTTGAAGGAGAGAGGAGTGAGGATTGACCCATACTCGATAATGATGGGTGGAACGTTTACCGATTCAGGTAAAGACGCGATTACCGTTCGATGTAATGTCGATAATCAAATGGGAGAGAAATGTAGGTTGACGACATTTAAGGGGGATATTGAGAGTATTCGATTTTCAGGTGAATATGAAACTAATGATGAAGGTAAGGTTGACCTGTCTAGACCAATTTTAGAGTCGTTAAAAATTGACTCCCAAATTGACGAGAATGGGGTATTCTTTTATAGAGTACCGATGAACCTAAAATACATCACTACCGACGAATTTGGGTATATCGTGGAGTCTAAAGACCCCGATATTGGAATACCAACACAAGGGAATTATAGGTTTAGGTTTAGTCTTAACGAGGACACTGGAGCTAAAAACTCCTTTACTGGTAAATATTTGGTACCGAATGTTAGGGAGTACCACATTAATGACGGGGAGTTTTTTGGTAATTATAATACTATAGACTCTAAATCATATGCGTTCTCAACGGTATTGGACGATTATCCAACGCAGGCACATTCGGAAATATCGGGGACTAGTCAAAGTGCATTGAACAATGGACAGGCTGGGGTACCTCAGGACTATTTTTATCAGTTTAGGTATTCTAGGGTGTATAGTGCATCTAGTTTTTTAAATCGTTATGAGAAGAAATCATGGTTGGAACGTACATTTAATTTTTTGGTTAGGGATAGAAATGAATCGTTTATAGGGATAAAGGAGATATGGCCATCTGAGAAAGACGATTGTGCGACTACAAATAATTACTTCCCAATTAATGACGCAGTTAGGAATCATAGGTTTAATTTTTTCATATTAACAATAATAAGTTTTATTGAGTATATTGGACTAAGAATCCAACTTTTCTTTAAGGAAATAACCACGCAGATTCTTTTTGCAATCGCCGATATATTATCAAATACGGGGGTGTCAAACAAGGCGGCGGCTAAGATGTTTAGAAGAGCCAAGGAGTTCCAATTTCGTAATATTTTTAAGTTACAATTAATAACCTACCCTGATTGTTATGATTGTGAGGAGGATAACGAGGAAAATGAGACCGAAACTAATGTGGTTGCGATGTCTCAATTAGAGATAGACGATTTCGCCAATAATAACTCACCAATTTTTGTGGATAAAATTTTCTTAGAGAAATATATGGTTGCGAGTGATAATTGTGCTGAGTATGTAATTACTAATAATACTGGGTCTCAGATTTCGGTATCATATAATGATTGTGGTGGGGTGTTAACCGTACTTACCATTAATAGTGGTAGTACGAACGGCTCGGTCAAAGGTGAGGAAAATCAGACCAGTACGTTCCAGTCGGCATCATTAACGGTTGATAGTAGTACGGTTTTAAATGACGCGTCGTCCTTTAACCCTGACGATGATTTATACATACCAAGTAATGTAATTGCGGTCCCAACGGGAACTAACACACCAAATAATGGGTCTAATTTATTTATGACGTATATTATTGGGATTGATGTTTTAGGTTCAGGGATACAATATTTTGGTGGGGGTATAGGTCAACAATATGATATAATATATGATGAGGATACTACGACGTGGAAATTAAGTGGGGTTTATGGGTTAATAAATCAGGGGATAAGTTCGGCGTTTAACACTCCGTTGGATTCAACACAAAATGGTACGTGTCACATAAATCAAGGTGAGATAAAGATAAAGGAAATTTATAAAGTGGCCGACATTCTAATTGAGGATGTAATTTTTACTGAGGTTGAAAGTGGTTGTTCGAAGTATGATTTTATTATTGAGGATGAAGCTGGCCGAAACGGAGACATGAAATTACGACCATTTGAGGGTCCACTACAAGAAAAAAACGGGAATCCATTATTGACATATGCCAGTGCTAGGGATTATTTATTATCTAACCAGCCGATGTCTGGTCTTCCGTGGAATGTAGGTTACCAAACGTGGGCTCAATACAAATTAACTACTTCAGATGAATATACGAACAAGATAACCGGTGAAGGTGAGGGGGAGTGTGATGATAGACCGGAGTATAATGTTCTTGCGGTGGTTTCGGAACACAATAAAAGATTCACGTCGTCGATAAACAGTAATGATTTTAAAAATAATACACCACACTGTATAATTAATGGTAGATATTATGGTGAGGTAAAGAAGAAGGGTCCTTACTATACAGATAATAGTTTAACAAAAGATGGTACGTTATCTGGGTTTTCAGAGTTTAGAGATGGGGTTTTTACTATCGTCCCATTGGCAGGTAGAAATGGTGAGTTATTAAACACATATAGAAGACGAAAACTTTTTGGGAAGTTAATGTGTGGTGGTGTAATATCATACACGTTTTCAAACTCGTGGATAAACGGAGCTTTATATTTTTTCCAGTTCGTTAAAAAGGGGGGTAATAAATGGTGTAAAGATTGTCTATATAAGAAAGTTGACGAGACAGGGACACATTACTACTATAGGTCCACGCCATATTCTGAGGACTTTAAAGAAGGTGAAACACAATACAACTACACTAATGATGGAAGTGAGATAGGGGTTAATAGTGAATTAACTGACGAATACGATAATAAGAGAAGTGGGTTTCATGGGGTGAGGAAAATCTTCAATACTAATGGTATGTCTGGACTTCAGGGGTCTCAGGTGGAAATCAATTTCCCGACTACGGTCGTGGATTTAGGTCCTAGAAATACGTGGTTAAATGAAATCACTACGGACGCTGAGTTAGACCCAAACTGTTCGATTTCTAGAAGTATCGGTTCAACCTCATATAAGGGGGTTGACGATTTAATGGAGTATATTATACAATCTAAAGAAATTAAGGAGAGGGGTAGGTTAGATGTACAGGATTTATTTGATTCTCGAAAGGGTAGTATTGATGGGGATATCGCGCAATTACTTAATTTTAATACTCAAACGGGTATTTACCCATTTGAAAATGAGGAATTAGATTCTCCTTATATGTCACTTTATTCAAGTACTTTCGACAGTAAAGGACCTATAGGATTGAAGTTTTTCTACTCTGAAGATGACCCAGATACTGTAGAGTTAGAGCAGTCAGGTGTTTTGGTTAGGTCGTGTTTAAACGAACCGGGTAGGTTAGGTGATACATCTCAAAGAGTACCATATTTTATGTGGAATACAAAGGGTCATGGTTTTGGGGAGTTTCCTACTTGGGGAACTGATAATGGGAGTGATTATGGTGAGAAGCAAGATTATATGAGGAGTATGGTCTTCAATCAAAGAATACAACAATTCAAGGCGAATCTGAATGAAGATTTAAATTATGATACGTCGGATAATGAGTATTTTAAGCCGTACCTATTACCGCCAATTGTTGACTGTATCGAGATTGATGCGGTAAAATTAAAGGCAAATGATAATTACAAAGAATATACGGTGGATGGGGAACCAACCCACATAATGGAGATTGGGGTACCATTTCACTACCATTTAGGGTTGAGAAAAGGTAAGACCTCTTACGATAAATTTGTTGAAAATTACGGACCAAAATAATATGTGGATAAAAGACATCTTTAGTAGAAGAACCCCGAGTCATTTGATTATGTATTTTTTATATAAGAATGAGGAAAAAAAATTATACAAATTTTTATCCAAAATCACTCATAGTATTATTGGTTCTACGAGCGACATTGACGGGATAGTTAATAAGGTTAGACTTTTCATTAGGGATAATGAGGGATTAAAACTTAAACAAATAAATCTAACTAGTTATGGTACCGGGTATAATTTAATTGAGGGGTTAACTAAGGAGGAAACTATTAGGGTGTTAGATGAGTTAATGCCGATAATGACAAAAGATACGAATATTATGTTTACCACCTGTTATAGTGGTACGACACTCAGTAAGATTACGGAATTATCTGAACATTATAGTGGGATGGCTATTTATGGTATGAAAAGTAATTATGGGTTAACTGCTAAAATGAATAGATGTTCATGTAAAAAGGGGGGGTATAGTCAAGCGACGATTAAGGATATACCAGAAAGTAAGTATGGGTTATCACACGATGAGGTGATGGTGGTAAATACGATTAGGAGAGATGAGAACGAATTAATAAATTGGGAAAGGTGTGGGATGTCATACGTCTATAATGAAAAAATGATGAGTGAGGGGATTTGTGAAGAAACCCCACAACCATATACACTAATGAGGTCAATAATTAATTACATATTCAATATACGATAATGTCAGATAAAAAAATAATATTACCCCAACTGAGGTTTAAGGGGTCAGAAGAAACCGATTTAAACCTTAAGATTGAGTTAGGTCAGGATTCTAGACATATTGTCGAAGGGGATAGGACGGTCCTATTAGACCAATCGGAACAATACGACCGAGAGAGACAGAAATCCGAGAAGTATCGTTTAACAGGGGTTATTAGACCCATTTTTAAGAATTTAACAGACATAACCACTAATAACATTGACATATTATCTGAGATGTTTTTTAATAGTGGTAAGATTGATGGGATTATAAATGATACCAACGCAAATACCCCGGCAGACTTGAATTTGAGTCAAATGGTTGGAAAACTTTCATATGACGAATTTGACTTCATCCGAAAAGATTATGTAGGGAGTAATGACCCTAATAGTTTTGGGTTATATAATAATGGGAGTGGATTTGGACCTGTCAACGCAGATAAGATAAATTGGAATGCGTACCTAACGTATCCTTTTAGTAAGTCAACTACAAATCTAACCGTTAATTCGGTTGAAATGGACGGGTTTCTAAATTTCAACTTAGGGAGTGGGTTACCAATTAAACTTATGACGTCAATAAGTGTTTCGAACCCATATTATGAGTTCTACTCACCATTTAATCATGGATTAACTAGTGAAAGTTTCGTCAGTATTGGTGGGAATGTTTATTCCGTAGATTTTACCGGAAATGAAAAGTATCGGTCAGACAATAATTATTTTTCTATCAGTGGTGGTCAAATAGTTAGTGGTGTTACGTTTACAGAGGGGGATGTTACAACATTTAAAAGGGTTGTTGAAAAAAACAATGAGATAGAATCAACTTCAGAGTATTATATATTACAACATAAGGTGTTAAGAACTCCGAAAAATTTTACATTATCTAAAAATGCGTTTGAATCTTCAATTTTTGAGGATGAGAGGAAGTTACCTAAGTATTTTGTTAGTAATGACATTAATCATGATAACTACGGTGTCCCTTCGTTTAATAATGACGGTAAGGTGGTGACGCAAGAGTTAGGGGATACGTATTTAGCGATATTAGATGATGAGATTGATGTTGATGGATTAGAGGACCATTTAAATCGACCAATTAGTAAGTTATATTTCACGACACTATTTAAGAATAGTATGGGTATGTTCGGTAAACAACGTTTTGGGTTTAAAGAACAAATAGGTCTCGGGTCGGAAGAGTATATTATGGATATTGATGGTGGTCTGTATGTCGTTGGAGATGATGGGGTAGTGACTAAAGATTTTGAGGTCGGAGATGTGATTGATGGTGGAATATATGAGTATAACCCATACGATTTGGTTGACCGAGAGGTATCGATTCGTAAAAATAGGTTGGAATATAATTCAGATTTGTTTATGATAGACGAGGGTCCTAATTATTCTTATGATGTACATCACGAATATAAGTTAAGAGAATTTTCTGACTATATTGAGGAGAGTGATACGAGTAATATCTATAACTTACCGAAATATGCGAACTACATAGAGAAGGAGAAAATATGGATATGGAGAGATTTATGGGGTAAAGGATACGTTAACCCTCAGGGGTTAGGTGTTGACAATCCATTCATTAATGGGTGTCATTATTTGAACAAACAGATTAATTTATATATTAAGCCGGATACTATTGACGGTATCACAAATAACAGGGTAACTGACAATAGGGTTGACCCATTTTTAATTGATTATTGTGGGTAAAATTAAAATAAGAAAAGGAGAGACGTTAAACATACCAATTGAGTTAAGTCAACAATTTGACATTACAGGTCAGGAAGATTTAATCGAAAAGTATGAGGATGATGTAATGCAAGAAATCATAAACCCGATTAAGGATTATGAGGTTGCTAAGTTCATACACGAACCAAATGAGTATGGAATGAATAACCTTTATATGGTTATGACATTTAAGAATGGTGAGAATTCGTGGATTGATGAATACGAACCTCAGGGGTTTACCGAAATGGAATTATTCTCATTCACTAAAAATGTGAAGAATAGTTTCTTTAAGTTGGACTTCTATGACACGCCAAATAGAGAACAACAAAAACAACAATTTACTAAAATAATACCAATGTATTTATCAAACCTTGCGGTGTATGATAAAGATATGGACGGAATTGCGGATTACGAGGATGGTGATGTTGATGGGGTAAATATGGAGGGTACTGTTAGTGGGGACACTCAGGCCGACATTATTAATTTATCGAATAGACTTAGTAGTATTATCACGCAAAGCACTGTAGGTTCATATATAGTACCAAACTTTTTCTCGAACATTTTCAAAAATAATGAGATTTCGGATATGTTTATTTTTAAGGATACTGATACTAAAAACGTAAACGAATTTTATTTTACGTGTCGTTTTTATAATGCGAAGGATGGTAATGTGGTTAGAATGTTAAACGACCCTAAAGAAGACGGTGGGGTGAACCCTAGAGAGGACTTTTACTATAAAATGGTTATAAACCGGGAAGATAGGACATATATTATTTTAACTCACAATGATGATTCGAATGTTTATACTGATAGAGTCGGACATAGTAGTGAGAATGGGCCGATACCGTTAATATTTTTTGAACAATAATGAAGAGAGTAATTAAAAAATTAGAAACAGGTGACCATACGTTCCCAATCGTCTTAGAACAGACGGTGGATAATGTGGGATTATATACACCGACAGACGGAGGGATAGGACAATTAGATACTATTTGTAATTTTGTCTTACTAACCAACGCGTTAAATACTACGGTAATACTTAAGGATGGTATGAATACCGATAAATATTCTTTCTTAAAAGGACTTACATATGTAATCTATTGGGGTGATGGGAATAGTGAGACGTTTAGTGTTGATGGGATATCCCACACACATACTTATGATGTTTCGGACACTACATTACCGATTGAGGTAACCATGTTATTTACTACTCCGTGGGGTAACCATAGAGAGGTAAAGACAATTAACATTCCGTCAACGGATACGGTAATATTTAATCCGGCGATTAGAACCCCCGAGTTTTTAGGTTATGATACTAACGTTGTCACATACATTAACACTTCAGGTGTTATTATTTGTAATGGGGTTCAGAGTAGATTAACTGAGATGAAAAAATATGGGACTTTTACATATACGACGAACATAACTGATTCTGAGGGTATGCTAGGAATCAAAGGAATATCTGAGATAACCGGGTCAATTATTACATACTTTATTGATAGAATTAAATATATGGATGATAGCGATACTGGTAATACGACCATTAGTTTATACCCTGAGTTATTCACTAATGGTGATATATTTAATGGGGTTGAATATATTAATGAGATGTTAAATATTGAGATGGAACCTGTAGTACATCAAGAAGTTTTTCATGGGATAACTGGTGACATTGAAATACAATCGGATATCTTTATAGAGAGAGGTAAACAAGCTCCCTTCGAGTTTTACTATAAAATGGGGGAAATTTCCAATATGAAAGAGTTGGAACAAAACGGAAACAAGTTTTTTACTATCAACAATGATGATGATTTTAAACTATAAAATGACATAAACACTATTTATTAATATAATTAAAACAAATGGCTACAGGTAACTACGGAATAAAAAGACCAGCGGATGTTTCACCTTCGGATGTTGAAGTGTTTTTACACTACACTGAAAATAGGGATGCGACTAACGTGCCCGTTTTTAAGAAATTAAACTCAGGGGACATACTTTCACCTGTATTTCATAATTCGGAGACTGGGGGGACCTCAGGTACTGAATTATTAGGTGGTATGTATAATTTAACACTACAAAGTGATGAGTTTACGGACTTAGGGGTATATAACCTTTATTTAAGACCTAAACAGGTCAGAACCACAATTGTTGATTGTGGAGTATTACTAACATTACCTAATGTGAAAGGATTAATATTTGATATTTCAAATGTTGATGCTGAGGACAGGAGTAAGTTCGTAAATAATGGGTTAGTTGGTCACAGAATTGAGTATTTAGACTCTAATGGGGCGAAAGTTAGTAACTTTTTCAGGATAATCACTAGTAGTTTTTACTGTGAACCTATAGTTGCTAATCTAACAAATACAAATCAAAAATCATTAAGATATAGATATACGTCAAACCCGACTAGTTTATTGTTCTGTACTGTCACGCCGAGTTCGGCTCCGACTAATAATATAACTGCAATACCATTTATAGGGGAACCTAATCAGAATGTTGTTATCAGTAATACGTACTTCAATCCGCTACATATGGAGGTTGAAATGGTAGAGCACGATAATCAAACATTGGCATACGCTCTTTATGGGAACCAAACTAAGTCTATGGAGGACGGTATATATACTATTTACGATAAAGATAAGAACATATTTAAGCAATATAACTTATTCGAAATACGTGACGAAATTAATAATAAACTATACGAGGTACGTGAGGATAGAATTGATAATATCGATACTACCAAAGGGTTCGATGATATCACAGAATAATGGCAAAAAAGTATAGATTCCCAGGTAATGGAGAAGGGACGTTTTCCGATGGATTGGTAGGTAATCAAAGTACCTCCAATAATGAATTCACGCAAAACAATTTCTCAACAGAAGGGACCCCTATACAAAGAGATACTAAAACTTTCACTACCGAAGAATTTTCAAAACCTATAAGTTTAGAGGATTTAACTTCAGAGGTAAGTTTAGAGAAAATAAAAAAATCATTCGACCAATCATTAAAAATTAAATTCAATACCGAAAAGGGTGCTAAGGATTTATTTGGTTCTTCATTTTTAAGAGCTAAGGTTGCGGTTGATAATATAGGTAAGTCTTTCCCAGCGTCGTTAAGGGTTTTTAAGACGACATTAAGTGCTCAAACGGTAAATACTGCGTATGACATAACTTACGATGGTAAGTATGATGAGACTACGTTCTACGTTACGAATAGTGCAATTAGAAATCCGCTCGGAATTGAATATTCAAAGACGGGGGGTAAAATATTCGACGAGTCTTATGATTCGGACAGAAATTACTCAGAGAATTATAGAAAATATGTTTTGGTTTATGGGGGTAAGGAGTACCCAATCCTAAAATCAGCATTACCTAAAATGATTTATAGTGGTCCGTTAAGGGTTACGGTTAAAGGGAAACCATTTGATGTTACACAAACAACAGACGAATTCTATATTTCATTAAATAATTTACTATCGGAACAAAAGTTCCAAGAAATGGATGATTTTGAACAATTCCTTTTAAATAGGGATTCGGTTCCATTATATAAGTCATCGTTTAAGACGCCAAAGGAGACCTCTGAAGGGAAATTATATTTCGGAGATGAGGATGTTATATGGCCGGTTTCGGATAACTTAAATATAGATGTTACGTCAACATTGTTTGAAACGTACTTAGATAAATTATTCTCACTATGTGAGGTAATTGATAACTACAAATCTAATTTAATTGCTAGGTTTTTGACGACTGCGTCATTAACAGAGTTCGATACTGAGGACCAAAGAACTAAGAAAGTATTCCAATTATATGGTAGGTTTTTCGATGATGTTAAAAAATTCATCGATAATATTGCTTATATGAATAATGTTACTTATGATAAGATTAATAACGTACCGGATTTATTATTAAAGAATTTGGCTGGGTTGTTAGGTATGGATGTAATTACGTCTATTACTGAGAAAAACATAGAGGAACATTTATATAAAAAGAAGGATAGTCAGTACGATGGAATTTCTAAAGGGTTAACCCCCTTTGAGACTGATATTGAGGTATATAGACGGATAGTTTTAAACGCATCATATCTATATAAATCAAAAGGGACACGTAAACCATTAAGGTTTTTATTAAACTTTATTGGTGCTCCTGAATCGTTTATTGAGATTAATGAGTACATCTATAAGGTTACTAATAGAATCGATAATGACGTATTTGAGGAGAAGCTAAAGAAAGTTATTGACGGTGAGTGGTTTGACGAACAAGTCTATGCCCTTATGGAATATACGATGATTAACGACACCAGTGATAATATTAATGTTACGTATCGTGATGTTAATGGGGTGTTGGAGAGCATTATTATGGTACCGTTTAACGGACCTCAGGGTGTACAACCATTGGTTGTGGAATCTATAGAGATACCAACAGGAGGGGAAATAACATTCCAATTACCAAATAATGTTACGTGCTTACCACAGGAGTCGAAATTCATTAGATTTGTGGTAATCGAGACTTCGATGGACGCTGACGGATTCAATATGGATGACTACCCTGTGCAACAGGTTGGTGATACTAATATGACAACTCCAAAGAGACCGACGATTGGCAATGATTATTTTTTCCAACAAGGTGCTGGGTGGTATAAAAGGACTGACGAACATACATCACTATCGGTGTTGGATGAGGGTAGGTCAGACTTAATATCGACACCTAAAATAATAAAGACAAAATTTGAAGATTTCACTTATGGTGAGAAGTACTTCAATAGATATAGACAATTTCCTAATTTTACGGATGGGTGGGAATTAAAAACGGAGATTGATAATAAAAAATCCACTCCTGGCACGGATGCGTTTATTTTGAATAGAAAGAACGTTGACGTATTTTTAAACCCAGGTCAGGCGGTATTATATGACTTCGTAAGGACATATAATCAACATAACCTAACATATAATGGGGTATTATTAAATAACTTAACATTTGCTCAGTTTGTGGAGTATGGTTATATGAATGGTATTGAAGTGGGTGAGGGTAAGTATGGTAAGAAATACTTTAATCTAATTGAAACGTTTAAATCTTACTACGAAAGTGGTTTAGGTAAGGCGTACGACTATGAAAAGACATTCTCATATCTGGAGAAAATTAACCCATATTGGATTAAATTAGTTGAGCAGTTTATACCTGCGACTACGATATGGTTGACGGGTGAGAAAATTGAAAACCACAACCTACATAGACCAAAATACAATTGGGAGGAGCCGTGTAGAAACGATGTAACTGTTTTGGATTTAAGTAAACAACCGTCTTTTCGTGATATGTTAATTGACGCGCTCACAAAATATAAAAACATACCTGATTGTTATGAAAGACTTTATAAATATGGTAATTGGTATCTACAGATAAAAATTAACGGTAAGGAGTATACGATAAATAATGACGGATGGGACCACTTCTTCACATCGACGGAATCCACGATTGGTGGTTCATGTAATGATGGTAAGGGAGGTATAGGTACGGTTGAAACGTGTAACGACT